CCGGTTTGATTTAATTGGGTGAGGAGATAAGTGGGGACCCCCCGCTCGCCAGAGGTACCACTTCACATAGACAGATTTCAAAGCCACGCCCCCCTTTGGCTCTCATATAGCAGTCTTAAGCGTGTCCAATACCGTTCGGTTTTGACCAGGGAGTGAGTAGTGAACAGAACTAAAAACATTCATTCTCTTCCCCCATCTTACCGTCTAACCTACACAATGGCACTAATATGCCAAATTCCTCGACGACACCAATATCTTCTCCTTGTCTCTTCTATTGTCTCTTTATGAGAGCGTGTTAGTTGGTCTTTCGGCTTGCCGGTTGCTTGATCGACCTTTCCTTTCCGCCTGTATCGTTTGATTATCCTTCCCCTCGGCTTGTTAGCGTTAGTCGTCTGATCTTATCTAATGGCCGGTTGCTTTCGACTGGCTGAGTTGCTATGATCGATACGCGTGATGCACTTTGCACCGAAGACCGGCAGCCGGGACATGCTGCTATCATGTTCTTGCTGCCGGTTTCTCTTACCTGCTTACAATCTATCGCCATGAGCCTGGGTGCTGTCAATCCATTGATGTGGCTGGCTGTTGAGTATCAATGATCGACCCGCTACCATTGCTGTATGGCTGACACATGGCGTGGTCATATCATTAGCTGCAATAGAGGCTCTGGCATGTGGTCTTACCAGGACGGGCATCTCGTAGCAGACTGGCCTGACAGACCATGCGGCCATTGCGGATTGGCTAACACACCCGAGGGACACGATGCCTGCCTAGGTGCCTTGCGAGGCGTGATGAATGCCTGTTGCGGACATGGCGAGGAAGCTATGGCATACATCCAATTTGACGACGGCCAACGATTGGAGGGAATACAAGCCTTGCTTTGGGCTTGCCTTCTACCACACAACCAGGCTACAATCAATCATTCCTAATCACGAGGCATGACATGACTACGATAATCCAATGCGATCACACCAACTCTACCGAATGTATCGCGGAAACTGAAAACAAGGGTGATTTTGGGTCAATCACCGAACCAGAATGTCAAGGCGGTAAACGGTACGACCTTTGTCCGCCTTGCCTTGAAGACGTTTTGATCTATCTCGGCACACATTACACGGTGGAATATCCATCCGGACAAGATAGTTTTCAGTCCTGATAGCTACCCGACGATCTAAGCACAGCCCTCTTTGATCCTACGGTAGCTATCTTTGCGCCTGGCTGTATGCCTACGCTATAGCAAGCCCTTATTCCAAGCGTTAGGCCCGTTGCTACGACTGGACGTTAGGCGCAATCCTCGTAACGATTAAGGCTATGTGAGAGACGGGCGATATTGCACAGGGCTTGCCCAATGGCACCAGTGGAGACTGGCCGATATAGCGTACCATAAATAAACCCAAAGTTTTATCCCCTGTGACTGCATAGACTTACGACGCAATCGTAGCAATTCCCATAATTTCATTATACACCGCTCTACTGTACGATATCTCGTTAAGTCCTTATGGGATAACGCTTTCCCTGTTTGTCCAGTTTCATGTATTGTAGAGGGACGAATAAAAGTCCTGTTGACAAAGCCCTCTGATCTGATTACCCTAACTGTAAAGGAAATGACCGATGAAGACTGAGACAAAAGCGGCTATTGGAAGTGTTTCGTCTGGAACGCTTAAACCAGAAGACCTGAAAGACGCGTTCGAGGACTGTTTATCTGACTTTCCCAGTTTCCATGAAACCTACGTTGACGAACAAGTCGAACGATTGATTGAGTTTCTAGGGGAACGTGCTCCCGACTATTGCTACTTTGGAGCACTTGAGGGAGACGGAGCGGACTTTGGTTTTTGGCCGTTATGGGATGCTATCGAGGATGGAATTCAAGACGGAGAAATATCCAAAGTGGTCGATTCTTCGGACGATTCACGGATGACAGATTACTTACTCGTGGTGAATGATCACGGAAATACTACCCTTTACGGCTCATACGACGAAGAGACCGATTCCCGCCCTAAAATATGGGCTATTGTGTGATACCCTACTCTCGATCTGTTGAAATAGAGGCTGGATTGTTTCCGGTCTTACCTACCCTGAATCTGTTGACGAAAGGAACTCCCCGATGATCAGTAAAGACTACAACGAAACCGAAGAGAAGCAACATATTGTCTTATTGCTCGTCCTGTTTGCGACTGTGTTCGCACACTGGTTTTTTACTTAGACCCTACTTTGAATCCATTGCCTGGGTTTTTCTGCCTTACCTTGAATCTATTGTACCCTAACATAAAGGAATGGACCGATGAAACGACAATACAAAATACCGGCCAATCGCCAGGAGTCACAAGAGGAATACAGAGAACGGGTTATGGAAGCAATTCGTACCTCTGTCGATGCTATTTTCGATCTGTTGAACCAACGGCTGGATCGTTTGCAGTCCGACCTATCCTGAATCCATTGGCTGGAGTCGTTCCAGCCTCTACCCTACCTTAAATCTGTTGAGACTTGACCCTATCCCCGATCTATCGGGAGGACTGGAAGATATGACAATGAAATCAATCGATATTAAAGCCGTGTTGGTTGACATTAGAGGCGAACCTTTTGTTCGACTTCAGGACGTTCTGCTTTTTCTGTCCGAAGCAGAAAACAACGTCAGGGAATGTGGCGATAGCAACCCGCCTGACGCGCTAACTCTAATCAAAGGACTGAAGGAAGGATTCAAGAAACTTCAATAATCTAATCTCCCCCGCAACCTAAACTAAAGGACTGACCCAATGGTAAAGGAGTGCAAAGCTATCGGCCTGGATCGATTCACCGAACAACGATTATTCCGTGGTGAAGCGATTTGCGACGACTTGCCCGAAGAGACCGACAACCCAGTCAAACCGAAAGGCGAGACGAAAGAATCTGACGAGACTTTGGAATAGTTCCAGTCTCTTACCCTACTATGAATCTATTTAGAGAGGACATGTTATGCTTACCCAGGAACAAGTATTATCGGCAGTGAAGGCTGGCAGAAAAACTACTTGTCTCGATGGCCGCGATTATTCTCGGCTTGGCTGCTTCTTTGACAAAGGTGACCTTCCAACGCTCGGATTGAAACTAAAAGAGGGTGCAGATTGGAACCCTGATCCATACACTGAAGAGGAAATCCTCAAGCAGCTAAAATCCGACGTTAGCTTCGGCATCGAGAAGGCTATGAATGAACGGGGCATCTCGTCCAGCCTAATGTACGAAGTCGTGAAAATGTGGCTGTGGATACTTGAGGATGATCTACAGCATCACTCCGATCATCACGGATACGGATTGGGCTTCTTTCGGGAAGTCGAATCGAAATATGACTTGGCTTCTAGCCAGGCTTAAACCCTACTTCCGATCTATTCGGATAGGGGTACCTTGAATCCGTTGAGACACTTTTTTATAGGAGATAATGAAATGCTGATTAAACCTGAATTAGAGTCTGAATATGCCGAATATGTGAAGAACAACAGCGAGGACGGATACAATAAAGGTGTTGTTGATTTCGGCGAACGCTGGGCAAAGGCGATGGAACTTAGACTGGCCGCAGGCGAGAAGCTGCAAGACTTCGCCGAAAAGACCTCGTTTGAAACCGCCGATGGTATTACAGGCTTCATGTATGGCCGTGTCGTTTCTGCACTCGCCAAATTTTGGGTTCACGGCGAAGAGCTGAGGCAATGGCACAATCTCGACACCCAAATAGGAAATGAAGGCGAAAAGGCCAACGAATCAGGCGGCACGTTGAATCCTGCCCTTCTGAATATCCAGCCAAAGACCTGACCCTGCCTTGAATCCGTTCAGACACCTACCTATGGGACATTGAGACAGGAAGGAATGACATGGGAAGAAAACAGCACAGCATGGATGCTGGATACATTGCCGAGAGACTAAATCCGTTTGTGGAAGGTTGCAAAGTGGTCATTTATGAGGCCGCAAAACAAGGTATCGATGTTGGGCCAGATAAATATGCAGTCGTTTGCGATGCCCATGGCACCCATGTCGGCACAACCAGTATTCCGAAGGCTCGCATTCTTATGAAATCACCCGATGAGTTTTGTGAATCATGCCAGCCCCTACCCTAAATCCGTTGGCTGAATCGTTCGGCTGACCCTACCCTGGATTTGTTGAGAGAAGGAATTGATATGTTTTATTGTGATAAATGCGGAAATAAGAGAGGCTGGCCGATTTCAGCGGTGCGACCCCTTGAAGCTTGTGAAGTGTGTGAAATTGTGGTGGTTTGCAATGACACTCCATCCAAACTCCTTCCCTTACCAAAGTTAGACTTTGAGGGCAAGGACGTTGAAGAGAACGAGCTGCCTGACAAAGTAATCACAGTCTGGGAAATTGAGCCATCGCTAGACCCTTCTTTCACGCATGTTGTCATTCGATGTTACGGAGACGCAGTGAGATATGCTCAAATTGTCGTCGAGAGACTTATGGACGACGAAAACACAGAACTTCCAGTCTCCGTAAATATATCGCAACGAGAGATCGCCCTTCAAGAATACGTAGAACTACAAAACGACTAACCCCCTACCCTCGGCCTGTAGCCGTAACCCTAACCCAAAGGAAATACCGATGAGAAACCAACAAAAAGCAATTGTGAAGCATGATGTGACCGGATGGATTGTCGTCTTGGCGTATCGAGGAATCAAAACCTGGATTAACTACCATTCGGCGAGATTTACCAAGCGCCAACACGTCCAGTCTTACCTCGATCGACTTCGTTTTGACGTGATCGATGGGGTACTATGAATCTGTTGAGATATCTTACCCTGGCCGACAAATAAGGAACCCAGCCATGAAAATTGTTATCGTCGGTGATATTGGCATACACGAAGAAAAGGCTGCCACAATTGCTGGTTTGCAACTACTTATCGCAAACATAGAGCAACACGGCATCCAGCCGCTTAGCATAACTCAATCACACCTCGACGATTGCTGGTGGTCTCTAAATACAGTCCACGATCCAACCGAAAAGGATGCTGTAATTGGCGGGGTCAATGTCCGTATTAAAATCAAGCCGGCTGAAGTAATCCAGCCCTAATGATATTTCCTTGCCCCCATGTCGCTCGCGAGTAGGGTCGCGGTGGGTAAAGTGGCATGGGGGTTTTACCCTATCCTGAATCTGTTGAGAGGACTGACTTCATGCTCGATACCCAAGCCAACAACATCTATTTGATATTGCAAGATGAATGCAATGCGCCGCCTTATAGCAAAGACGATTTCATTTTATGGGCGACTGACCCAGGCCGAACCGGAAATGAATTCAGGTTTTGTGGTGTGTTTGGTATGGCAGTCAAGGTGTGGATTACTCGTGAGAAAATCTATGTGACAGGGATGAACGAAGAAGAAATGTCACACGTCTCGCCACACCAATCAACTTATCTCGATGCCTGCTTGTCGATAGCCAATGCTCGACTTGCTCAGTTGACCCTACCTTGAATCCATTGGCTGGGTTCCAGCCTCTACCCTATTTTGAATCTGTTGAAAGGGACTTTGCTATGTCTACGTTTGATGACCTACAAAAAAGGGCGTTGGATCTTCTTTTGATGTGCGGAGATCCTGAAGTCGATTCGCCTAAAAAACTTGAAGGGATTGCACGTTTGCTGTTGGATCTGACAACTGCAACTGCGTCGCTTTACGACTTTTCGTTGAGAAGAAAATAGCCACCCCACCCTCGGCCTGTAGCCATAGGGGTATCCTGAATCTGTTGAGAAAGGCGATTGCAATGGCGACGAAGTATTTTTGTGGTCGATGTAAAAATGAGGTTAAATGCGAGACCGATCTCAGTATATTCCGCATTGAACTCACAAGCCAACGAGGGGAAGGTTCGTCAATGTCAAATTCTTCCGAAGTGTGCAAAGAATGCAAAGATGTCCTGTTCGATTCTACAAGCGAGAATATGTATCGTGACTAAATTAGCAATCGGTTACGTCCGCGTCTCGACTGGCAAACAAGCCGAAGGATTATCTCCCGACGCCCAGAAGAAACGTATCAAACAATGGTGCAAGGCGAATGGCTACACCCTACTTACGATCCATTCGGACAACGGTAAGTCTGGGAAGAACCTCAAGGATCGACCAGGCGTATTGAAGGCAATCGCTCGAGCCTGTAAAGAAGGTGCGACTCTTGTTTTCTATTCGCTTTCACGTCTGGCTCGCAACACCCGCGAGACGATGGAAATTGCCGATCAACTCGGTAAAGCCAACGCCAATATGGTCTCATTAACCGAGCCTATCGATACGACCTCAGCAGCCGGAAAGATGTTCTTTCAGATGATGGCTGTGATGAGTGAGTTCGAGCGTAATTTACGATCCGAACAGGCGATAGACAGTGCAATACATCGACGATCTTTAGGCTTGCCTGTTGGCAGGATTCCCTACGGACAGCGATTAGTCGATGGAAAACTGGCAGACAACCCCGACGAAACAAAAGCCGTCAATCGAATGAAACGACTGCGCGACGAGGGCTATTCCTACCGCATGATAGCAACGATCATCGGTGAGGAAGGATTTGTCAACCGCAAAGGCAATTCAAAATGGAATCACAGTGTCATAAGTCATATACTTAATCGAATCCACCCTGAATCTGTTGGAGAAAATCAGACATGAACACAGGAATGATCTTGACAATCTACATCCTCGGCATTCTCTTTAATCTTATGCTCATATACATATTAAGGAAGACAGAATACGTTAAAATATATAGCGGATTGCTCGTCCTATTCGCTTTTGGCAGCATCTATACCACCTCAATTGCCTCAGTAGTGTTGATAATGGCAGGAATAACATATATTATTTTCCGCGATACCGACGAAAATGGATAAATGTTTTCCATGAACATGCCCGTGTCTCGGGTCCCCTTTGGACAACGTCTTAAGGCTGGCCGACTCGTACCAGACGTAGAAGAAACCAAGACTGTTAATCGTATGCGACAATTACGAGAGGAAGGCCACGCCCTTAGAACAATCGCCATTATCATCGGCGAAGAATAAAGACCTAATCGTAAAGGCAATTTCAAGTGGTCTCATTCGGTTGTGAAGTGTATTCTTGACCGACCTACCTTGAATCCATTCGGACAGCACACCCTACTTACGATCTGTTGAGACAATGGCAAGACGTAAAAAAGACTGGCGTAAACCCTACCAGGCAATCGACGATGCAGGCTGGAAGACTCAGATTGCATTCGACGGGTATGTGTCATTCCAGAAAGCAGTCCAGATCTACGCAGACGAGAACGATTTTAACATCGGTGAATTGATGCGAGAAGCCATCGCCAAACATATCGGATACAAAGGGCCGCTTCACCATCCACACAAAGAAGAAAACGGCTATACTTTGTTAAACATTACAATCGATGAAGTCGCCTGGATTCGTTACCTCAAGGTATGGAAGTGGAGCCGTCCAGCAATCAGTCGTAAACTGAGAATCAGCCGGAACATGGTCAACAAGATGCTTCGCAAAGATAAGAAGAACAGTAAGCTCATGGAATACTTCCCGTCCATTCCGCCTAGTGGTGAGATGCCGCCTTGGTACAACCCTTCGGCAAAATATCAACGTAATTCGTGGTCTCCCTAATCGACGTGTGCGGTGGTAACGGAATGAAAAGTGTACCCTATCCTGAATCTGTTGGGACACCTACCCTCGATCTGTTGACGGCTGGGTGATTTGAATCGAAGTAACTGTAACATCCATGTATTGGAGGTGAGAAGAACAATGAGTGAAAACGATGAAAGAGATTACGGTCTTGTCAAATCGTTCGGTATCGACGATGGGGAACTTGCTGGAAATTCCCCGCAGGAATGTTTTGTTCTGGGATACGAATTGGCCCAGATAGATATTTTGCTAAAAGGCCCAGAACCGTTCAGCAGGCCAGTCCACGCAGACAACAGGGACAGAATCATCAAGAGTTTCCAGGACACAGGGAGAAAGTTTGATCTCAAGTGGATGACTGAAGATATTTCCGAAACTTGGATGTGGCTCGATTGCACAAAGCCCAATAACTAATCGGTACAAGTCGAATCCGTTGACGGCTGGGCTGAAAGAATCCCGTCCTTCTCCAACACTTCGATTAGCTCTTCCTCACCAGTCACAAAGTATCTGTCGTAAAGCGTTTTGACTCGTTTGTACTGAGGCTGGAGTCCTCGTCCACAAGCCCAGTCATGCAGGTAGACCTGCCCTGAATCTGTCTCCAAGGTCAGGGTTTTATTGCCATACATTTTCTTGATCGGTGACCAGTGGAAATTGCCTGGCCCAAGGGGGTATCTTGAATCCGTTCGGTAGAGGCGGTCGTCATCACCCCAAGGCGTGATGTCTTGCACGAATTGCCAGAAATCCATCTTCCATCGCTCACAGACGTCGAACTTTTCTATCCAATGGTACCAGCGTCTCCAGAGTGGGTGATCCTTTTGTCTGGGATACTTGAGGCAACCGCAGCAGAACAGCTTACGTCTACGGAACCTCCAGCCTTTGATTTGTATGTGCTTTCCGCAACGGCATTGAGCTAACCATACATCGACCAGACTTGTGACTTTTGCAACGATTGTGAGTTCTTCAAAGACCTCATTTTGCAGGTTGATCTTGTCGATTCGCATCAGTCTTTTGTTCTATGACTTTGCTTTGAACCTTTCCATTCTCATCAACCCACCACTTAACCTTGAGGTTGAGGGGTTCGACATTTACTTCAGGGACGGCGACAACTGGTGGTTGATCGATTGGCTTCGGTTGTTCCTTTATTTGATTCCAAATCAACATTCCGGCAACAACAGCAACCGGAAGCCCAGATGCGAGAGCGATGCCCATTGCTGCCTTGCCGCCAATCCCCGACCTGTTAGCATTGATCTGCATGTCGTCCTCTGGGATATCGAGCGATTTGTGTGCGGCCTTTTTGTAGAGTTTGTCTTGCCAGTCAGACCGTTTGCCCCACCGTTTCCAAAATGCGTATGTGCCCGAATTTGGTACAATCTCATCTGGCAAGTTCGTTTCTGGTTCGCTCATTTTCGTCTGCTTCTCTTTTTATAGTTTCCTTGACGAATGCGTTCCCGATCTCAAGAAATTCGAGAGCTTGGAGCATGGAGATCCTTCCGTAGTTAATAGGCTCCCCACGCTCAATTGTTGCTCTCAATTCTTCCAGATGCGTCATTATTCGATCTTGCGACGATAGGCCATTTCATCGAACATTTTATCTCTGCGGTCGGAATTCGATGTGAACGCCTTACCGAGAACATCGACTGTCAACGTCTGTGATCGTGCAACGATTGCGTTGAAATTTACGTCAGTCGGCGTGTCATTTGAAAAAGACTGTTGTGCTTGTCGCGTTTCATCAGCACTTTCTCTTGCCCCAAATCCTTTAGTTGAATGAGGGGTTTCATCTTGTATTCCCATGGGTCACTCCTGTTTTCTGATGTTAGCCGGATCGACTCGGATGTTGAGTTCGCCCGACGGCCTGATTTTCCGAAGAGCTTTACGAATCTCCTCGGACAGTTTTCTTTGAACCAGCAATTCCATACGTTGCTGAAATGCTGTTAAGTCTGGGGTTATTCCGATTGATCCCGGTTTTCCTGGTTCGCCGCGAAACGACTCATCAGCTTTCATCCGTGCGATAATCATCGTGGCGAGTTTGTCGTAATTGATTTCGAGTGGTGATCTTGAGGTGACTTCTGGCTGCGGTATCGGTGGACACACTCTGACGACAGGTCGCGGAATCAGTTGGCCGAGATTTTGCGGATACATGAATCGAGCGGGAATCTCATTCCGAATAGATCGGGGTGTGACATAACTTGCCACGGATCGGGGAATCCCCATTGGTCGTCAACTACTACCCATTGCCTGAAGCGTCTTCGGAATAATCCTGTCTAAGAACGCTCGAATCTGATCAAGTTTAACGACAGTCGCTCCTCGGTAAATCGGCCAATTTGACGGGCCTCTCGCTTCGATCCCTCTGTCAGTCCCACCCGATTGAATCCCTACGATTTTATGCTCGTCATTCAGGATCGGCGCACCACTATCGCCCGATATCACAAATCCTGTGTAGACGTTATAACTTTGATATTTATCGGTTGCCTGCTCCTTGGTCATATAAAAGTTTCGCATCCCGTTGTGTACTGGCCCGCCAATACTGACCAGTTCTCCCTTGCTTCCAGTGCTTAGTGCGAAATCGCTTAACTCCAGCGGTGTCAGGGAATCATTCCGGTACTGAATGAAGGCGATGTCATAATCGAACTTGTCCCGCGTCATGGCATTGCATTGATTCGACACGTTGCCAGACTGATCGACGATTCGGACAATTTGTCCGCCGTAGGTGAGGATGTGATTGACGGTGAGAACACCCAACTTATCGTTATGTTTGATGTATACGCCGTTGACCGCGAACCAGTCTTTTTGTAAATGTGTTTTCTTCGCCTGGACAGTGACGATGGAAGCGTGGTGAGGCTGGCCTCTTTTACTCCATTCCCAATACTGAGGGTCACTCGAAACCTGACCCAAAGAACACCGCGTCAACATCGCGAATACGACAATCAGCAACGCGGTTTTTCTCAGATAGCGTTTCATTATTCCCCCGATTAGCCAGAGTCAAAGTGCGTAGATTACACGATGGCTGGGATTCTTGTCAATAGATGTCTCTTAATGATTGTTGGCCAGCTTATTCAGGACTTTCAATATGGCGGCCTGATTTTCTGTCGATTTCTTTGAGTTTGCGACTTGACCTTTCGCCAGTTCTTGATAATGAGCCTCGTTCAAAGTGATTCGATGCTCGATTTCTCTCGTGTAAGCGAAGCCGACCATGACCATTGTGAGGGTCATGGTCGCCAGCCCGCCAAGCAACCACTGAAGACTTCCGCTACTCAATTTCACCTCATTCACTTCAGGGAATTTTTCCTTTGCCATTTTATTCTTCCTGTGCATGTCCTGCGAAAGTGAGAAGATAACAGTCGATGTTTGTATTACTTGGAGACTGGTCTTTCATGTCTGACTCATCGAACCTGACCCAGCCTACTCTCGGGTCGCCTGAAACGTCGTAATCTCTGACGGCGATTGTAACGCGGTTGAACAGTATGTCTAGTTCAGTCAGGATTTCAAACATACGATAGTTATTTGTACTCCTTTTCACCCAAACCTTTAAGCGAACAATGATGTCCAATTCCCGCTTATTTAGTTTTCTCACAACCGCATCGTCAAACGGATCAATATCAATTTGAACGGCTTCCGTGACTGAATCAATATCAAATATCTCGTTGTCATATTCTGTCTTACCAGTCAGACTGAAGTTATCGTCGAAATAGGTCATCACTGACTCTTGGATAGTCAGCTCATTAAACGATCCTACGGTGACGGCAACGACGCCCAGCTTGTTGTAGAACAGCACGATTTGAGGAATAGCCATGACTAAACCTCAACAAATACGAGCCAGCCGTCTATGTCGCCAGTACATTCAAGATTAAGCAACTCGTTATCCGCAGTCTCGAATAATCCTACCGGACAAAATCCTGGGGCAAATCCGCTGTTTGCAACCAGTTTCATTATGCCTGTCAGTGCCGTTCCCCCTGCATTGCTTTCAAACCTGCAATCTGTTGTGCCGCCAGCAATCAGCACAAGGTTAAGCACCCGTATTTTTACACCAACGCCAGCAGCCGCCACGATTGTATTGTCGCCAGAAGCCGCGTTGATGACTGCATATTTGACTTCGCTCGTTGCGTCTGGAAGTTGTGTTGTTTTCAGAGCGCCGAACTTATCGGATCGAAGAGATTGAATGTCGCCATCAGAATCCGTAATTGCAGTTGATCCCACCTCATCGTCGCGAACCGACATCCCCAGCGAACCAGATGGATCGGCATCCGCAGCCACATCCTCGACCACTATCATGTTGTCGATCAGTTGCAAGGCCGTCAGTGCATCCCCATCTTCCTGAACGACAAATATACCTGCATTGGTGACGTCATGTTCTCCAACCGTCACCGTCCCATTGACGAGAACATGCAAAGCACCATTTGCATCGACGCGAAGAGGAACCGCATCGCCTTCCACTGCCGTTAAAGCAGAAAGAGTATCGTCTCGGATCGCCCCGCCCACCATCACAGAAGAAGTTGCCAGCGTGAAAGGTGCGTCATCGACAAATACAGGGTCGTCGATGATCTCAACAGCGGTTTTTATGCTTCCAACGTCTGCAACCATTGTATTGGTGACATCGATAACTTCTACCGGCAGAGGCGTTGTGCTATCGACCAGTCCGTCATTCGCACCAGCAAGGCCGAACATGATCTTTGTAACGCCGACATCACCGCTCAATGCAGCGATGTTGTCCATGACAAGATCGAATCCTGCATCGGTGGTATCGTCGTTTTTCAAATCTCTGGCATTAAAGCCCATTACTCTCCTTCATTCGGCTTTTCGTTTTTCGCCTCAAGCACAACATCCATAAATGGGATCAATTGTCGGAGTACGCCTTGGTGAATTCCACCGCCTTTGGGTTCCTGTATCGCAGTCTTGAGCATATTCCAATGCTCTTCTTCGACTTCTACCCACATTTCAGGCGTGGCGGCGTTGAATTGTTTCTCGATGATAGCACAGGCTTTATACGTCTTGTATCCGGCTGGACCTATCGCCGGATCGGGCAAGACAATGTTCTCTAAATAGCGACCGAATGACCAAGGCGGCATCTCTTTGTCATTGGAATCTCTCCAAGCCACACCGTTCAGCATAACCTGAATGTCTTCTGGGACTTGAAGGTATTTCATTGTTCATCGATCTTATGGAGGTGGAGGTGGCGGAGGACTGTGTTGACCTTCACAAGCTGCTAAGGCTACTTGTGTTGCGAGGAGCACCGCCTCTGCTGCCTCAACGTCGGCCTCGGCTATTGCCAATTCGATTTCTGCGTCTGCTACGGCTCCTTCTTCCGTCGGACAATTACCTACGCCATTGATAACTTCGCAGGCAGTCAAGGCCGCTTGCGTTGCTGTAAGCACAGCTTGTTTTGCATCACGCTGTGCTTCGTCTACCGCTAACTCCGTCTCTGCATCTGCTACGGCTTCCTCTTCTTCATCGCAATGTGCCATTATTCAGAACCCTTTTTTTTCTGTTTTATTAGGATTTTCAGGTAATTGTCTTTAAGAATCCAAGACAACTTTCCTTTTTCATCTTCGTAAGCAACATGATCTTTGCTTGGCCGTTTTCCAACTTTGTTCAAAGTTATGTAGTATAATGACACCAACTTTTTATGAAGCAAAGTTCTTTGCGGAACATCTTGTTTTTCTTTGATTGTCATTATCTTTCTTTCTGATTCCAAATTACGAGAAGGTCCGACAATAGCCATCGCTGTTAACATCAACGCCCCGAGTATGCCGACGGCTGGACCGACCTTGCCAAACTTTACTCTCTGATTCCTGCCTATCTTATCCAGGAAAACATAAAACATCAGGCACAATAAAGCACCTGAAACAGTGACGATCCACTCAAACATATCTTTTTATCATTTGCAAAACACCCGACAGAATTATAACGATGGCCAGAACCGATCCAAATCCGATGGAAGTAGTCAGGATCAATTTCAGGTTTCGGTCGATCTGTTTGTCTTTTGTCTTGAGTTCCTCAATCGCAGCGTCGATCTGCTCGACTTTCCAATTCATTCTGATTTCATGGTCTCTGGCCCAAGTCTTAAAGTCATCCATATTCTGCATGGATTCAGCACTCAGATGTGTAATCTTTTCGTTTTCCACAACACCAGTTTCCTTATTTTTTTTTTGGTATCCTACGCTGCTATAACACTATTCGGGATCGGTGGTTCTTCGGACTTGGTGGTCCCGTTCACCGTCAGATCGAGCCCACCGATTATGTCTAACTCTGGTGACTGGCCATTGATCGGACCATAAAATAGTAGATTGTCATCCTTACGGAGTCTTCGGGGCGAAGTACCATTAGCCAGTGACGCTATTTCACCAGCGGTTAAATCTACATCCCAAAGTGCTGCGTGGCCAAGGTCTCCGTCGTATGGTTCTTCTATGCTTGCTCCACCCGCCGCACCAATCCTAACGGGCACTGTGTTTGAGGGCATGTTTCCAGTTTTCACTGCCGAGTTCTCTTGCAGACCATCGACGTAGACTCGGATATTTGACCCGTCATAAGTTCCTGCGATATAATGCCACTCGCCGTCGTCGATATCCGTTGTGCCTTGGGTGAGTGTGGTGCCACCCGTATTGACGGCGAACAGCACTCGGTTACTCAAACCTTCAATCGACAGGAGATAACTGAACTTCCCACCTGCATCATCCCACTTAGCGAATACCTTGTATTCGGTGTTTGGTGTACCTAACTTCACCCACATCGACAGAGTGACTTTGTTCCCTGTGAGATTCAGGGCAGCAACATCCCCGACCTCTATGTGGTCATCGCTTGCAGCATCAAAATTCCTGGCCATCTTATTGTCTCACAATCACGCTAAGGACTTGAGCATCGCCTATCATGGTGTCTCCACCGTCCGCCGTTACTCTTTCCAGTCTCAAGCGATGGCTATCACCAGCCACAATTGCATCAGCCTCAGCTTGCGTCAGCGTAATTGTCGTTCTAGTGACTACACCAGACGTTCCATTTGCAGTACCTGTTGCCGTCTTCTGGGCAGCAAACCCATCAGAGTCGATGTCCTGCCCTCCCGGTATAACTCTTTCAAACTCAACACCCCAAGTCACACCTCCCGTTATCGCTGTGGCTGCAATCCAATCAATATCAACTAAGATATTTCCTCCTGAGTAATCCCGAGACATGACATTATGGAAAACAACATTCTCTTCCAATATATCATCGAAGGCAAGGATTGGGTGGGCATTTCGAGAGTTAGCTACCGCTGGAGCTGCCGCCGGGAAAGTCGCGTCATTCGCATCAAACTCATCAAGATGGCTTGTAGTTTGATCTGTTTGGAATCCAAGATACACGTTGCCAGAACTAACGGTGTTAATGCCTTCGATTGTTTCTTTAACAGCAATGTTAATCGCTAGTGTTCTCAAACCATTATATAAAACTTCAGGAACAGCAGGATTTTCATTTTGTAATGAAATGGAGCCAAGTAGGTTACTTGCCACCAGTCTTAACACCGATCCAATAGGTCTGGGATTACCATCAGGTAAGATAATTGTATAGTCTCTCTTCCCTTCTGGGATATTTATCTGGGCTACATCTCCTGCCATCGTAGCAGCAGTCAACGTTTTTGTAGCTGCTTCTTCATAGATTGTCACACCGAAGTTATCATGAGATACCACACGATTAGCACCGGAAGTAGAACCACTACTAACTTGAACGTTAGTACCCAAGCCGCCACTATTAACAAGAAATGTCGGAACGAAGGTCGTAAGTATTCCGTTAACATAAAGCTCAGCAGCACCCAGTCCTGCCGGTATTACACACTCCCACAAAAACCATTCATCGAAAGCGATTAAAGGATTGCCGCTTGTGCCATCCATTGTCACACTATTTCCAGGATTATTGTCAGCCTCTATAATTCGAAGGTTGCCCGCATTATTATCGAACAGCACCCCGTAGCGTCGGTTTCCTGTTGCTAATGGGTTTTCCGCTGCGTTAGCTTGTAAGCCAGAGAAGAACCCATTGCTGCCCTGAGCCGTGTTCAATCGTTCGGCGCCGCCATAAGATGCGCCGAACGCGTTAATGTCTATCCACTTCTGTGCAGTAAGAGCTATACTCGATGTCGTTGCTCCGTTCGTAACATTATCGCCATGCCTTACAACCTGCTTTACTTCTCCAAAAACAGTTTCAGTGACCAAAACAATAATAGCAGAACCTGTAGCTGTATCCGTCCAACCTTGTGCGGCAGGCAATCCCAACTCACCGAAAAACCGAACATTGGTCGAAGCAAAAGTCTCTTGTACTAGAACCTGCCCAATGTCTTCAGTTAAGAGAGTCTTAAATACTGCCCCAGTAAAGACTTTCTTTTTATTGATGGTCGTATCATAGCTTTCTAGGCCGATTGCAGGAGAGGCAATAGCATCTATCTGAATCGTAGTCATTCGTGGAGGCAAGAATCCTTTAGTGGTACTAAATACATCAAGTTTGGCACTGGCATCAGGAATTGCTCCAATCCCCACACTATTGCCACCGTCTATTAAAACCACATCTGTACCCAAATCAGTCCATCCAACATCTCCCCAAGTAGCTAATCCGCCTGCATCAGATCGGAGATATTTACTATTCCCAGGATTTCCTCCTGTTATCTTTATCTGGCCCGTAATCGTAACATCCTTCGCAAAAGTAGCTAATTCACTTCCTATTCCTCCCGACAAAGTTAGATTGGTTGTTTCCTGATCGCTGGTGAGTCTTAAGTTAGCACCTATTTTTGATGATCCTATAGCAAAATCATTAACTGAATCACTCCATGCCAGAAACGCTCCAAAAGGGTCTGAAGGTGAGCCAAAAATAATCCTTCCAGAGTTTGTAGCAGGAGTTAGTATCGAAATACCATTGTTTTTCGAATCCTCTACAACAAGACCGTTTGCCACAGAACTTGCACTTACTGCTCCTGAACTAGCCACATGTATATGGAATTTACCATCTGGAATAGGAGTACCAACACCCACACTGTCAGAACCTGTAGCTAACCTAACAACAGTGCCGTCGTCTACCCATCCTCCGCCAACATCAATCGGGGGATCAAATACCCATGAGTCAGAGCCAAGATCCCATAGAATTGTTTTGTCTGTCGTTCCCTTCAGTCTGATTCCTCCACCATCGGCTAGAGCATCGGTAGGAGAAGGAGTTGCAGCAAGCTCAATGTTTTTATCATCTATAGTTAGCGTCGTAGAATTAACTGTCGTAATCGGCCCATCGACCGTCAAGCTACCACCGACATTCAAGTCACCCCCGCAATGTATATCTTTCCATTCATTGTTAATTCTACCAATATCAAATGTATTGGGAATTGATGGAATTATATCTCCAGTAATTGCGTCAAGCCTTACTCTACCAGCGGTTGCAGAAGGCATATCAAACTCCCGTCCAAAAGACTTTTTGACCTGCTTCACTGGCAATTACAAATACATTGCTTGGATCTTGGACTTCAACGACAACGGAACCTCCAGCGGCCAATTCAAAACCATCGGTCGCATCCGCCGAGTCAGCAGTAACGCTGGATGATGTTCCAACATAGATTGTACCGGAATTTCCATTAGCAGCTTTTATCAAGACTCCACGCCTGAAACGGCCGCGTGTTGTTGTAAGCTGAACAGCAGTCGTTCCGATTCCGCTTTTTCGTCCGTGTAAGAATCCACCTTTTGTCGCGATCCTTGCCATGTCATACTCCAACTCCCAAGAGTGCTAACGAGCCTTTCGGCAATGCCGCTGCCACCGCATCAACAGTAAAAGTCGGCGACCCCACAACATCGACCGCACTTGTTACCAATGCTGCGGCTGGAACCGTCACAGTGATTGTCTCTTGGGCGGTAATATCGTATGTTGCGGCGGCTGTCAATGTTATTGTCACGACCGTATCGCTGGTGCGTACGACTGCCCCGACAACCTCTTTGTCTCGCACTTCAGCATTCCATCCAGTCCCTTCAGACTGTGCAGAATCTAATCCGTCGATGATGGCTTGGCGTTGTGCATCAAACGGCGCTCCTGCCGCTACCCAATTGTCACCAGTAAGCGTGATAATTGTAGTTTTACTGCCTGCAACCACGTCGGCTTCGTCAATTGTGGCTGTTGCCGTGCCGGTGATTGCCGCTGAGATTTGTGTCGTAACGAACGGTCTACGCCGCCTTAGCGTGAAGATTCCGCCGCGACCGAGGGTGTGTAACTGTTTGATTTCACTGGAACCCAAAGCACGTTGGTAAACGGTCGTGTTGATAAAATCCACTACCGATTCACCACGCCCAGCCACTCCTCCAAATCTCCAATCCGAAGCATCAGATGGAAAATATGGCCCAGCAAATGCGGTTGGCCCAACCACTAAAACACCATCATTATATATCCGCATGTTTACGTTGTCAGCAGTGAAAACAGTATGGTGTAACGCATTATCAACAACGTTTCCTTCCGCAAGAGCTAAGGTGCCACTGGTGGTGTCTGCACTGTTCCTAAGAAAAAATTCAAGGTCTCCGCCAGAAAACCTACATAAAAGTTGCAATGTTCCAGACCAACTCCCAAAGAAATCATCACGGGTCAGTCCCGTCGGTATGATCCACCAGAACGCTACCGAGAATCCCTTTAGAGCCGAACCGACTATGGGGCGGCTGACGTCGATAACTGTTGACGGTCCGACCGCATCGTCGCTTTCTCTGGAAGTGCGAACCGCATAACCGATACCCGTCTTCCGCCAGTGTGTGTTCGACCCGAAGGTGCCGTGGTTCTTACTTGCGCCGACATCTCGCATTGTGGTACCAGTCGGACCTAGTGTTGGACCCCAAGCGCCAACCAACCTCTTCCACAAATACGGATGAGAAGAGTCACTCGCATTTGGGGCGTAGCCGGTCTTCCAAGTCGGTTTTCGCGTTTGAGCCAAGAGCATTATTTATACTTCCAAGACATCGGATCTCATAACTTCATCGTCCAATCCGTTTGGTTCCCAGGTCAACGAGCCAACAAAAAACAGTTCGTTAGCTTCAGCACTGGCATATCCACTGGCATCAGTCTGCAACTCTCCGGTCGCATCGCCCTGTGCCAAATAGACATCGAACGTACCGTCGGCAAGGGTTCCTTCGTCGTGGGTTACTTCTAATTGCACCAATAATCCCAAAAACAAAGTGCTTGAATTGTCAATCTCATCTGCAAGTTGTTCCGACCCGTCTGTAAGGGTGTTTGTTGCAACGAAGTTTACGTCGTCGTCGGTTAATTGCGTGTAGGTAATCTTGCCTGTAGTGGTATCTACAATCCACCCTGTCACCTTCAGGTTTAATCTTCCGTTCGAGTCAAAAGTCAGCGTTTGACCCGAGTTGTTGACTACAATCAATTTGGAGAATTTAGAAAGCATGATTACGCCCTTGCCTGTTCGACATAGCCAACTTTAACATTTCCAAGTCCAAGCTCAACACCCCGACTTACGGTCTTTGTTTTGAGAGCAAGAAGATTTGCACGAGTCGTTGTGCCTCCTACCCATATTTCAGCGATCTGAGCTATGATATTGGCGTTGTTGGGATCAACTGAATCCGACAAAATAGCCAACCACCCTCGTTGTTTTACAGCAGACAGTACCACAAACTCAGTCCCTACGACTGCGGATTGCATTTCGCCTGGACTAATCGAAGTCCTGTTTAATGCGCGGTCTATTGTGTTGTTGAGGCTATTGGCAGCAGCCTCATCGCTCATTGAAGCATAGCCACGAACCAAAGGGTCGTCTGTCAGCTCCGTCTTGAGCTTTGCAATATCCATCATTTTTCTCCATGAAACCGCTCAGATAATCTAACATTCAGCCCATGACGTCAAGTCTATTTTCCAAACGCGGCGGCGGCTTCGGCTAATGTCTGTTTCGGCTCAGGATAAACGCAGGGCGAATCTTTGAGATGGGAATCTGGGCAAAGAATCCTAATGCCCGTGAACGTGAAGCCGCTGTCTTTTTTCACGACCTCATAATCCCATTCGGGAATCTCCCCGCACTCAGGACACCGCGGCACGACAAACGCTGTCGATTCGATGAAGGACGTGAGCCGGTCGAAGATGTCGTGTTTCTCTGGGATTACATATTCATGCACCTCTAGTTCGCGAATCATCTTGAGTATCTCTTGCAGTTCATCCATCTGTTTTGCCTTTCTCGTTTGGATTCTGTCATATCGATTTCAACTCCCTAATTAGAATCGTAAAGTCATCGATTTCCTCGTCCTTGGCTGCTACCACCGATACCCTCAAATTGCCGACAAGGAACTCAACAGCCTCTTCGGTGTTTACTTTGATGTGTCCAAGTTCCAATTCGTCCGTTGCGGCTGCGATGGATGCTCGTAGTGTCTTGCTCTCTTCATACAGTTCAGCGATTTCCTTTCCGATGGACTTGAACCGCTGGACGTTTTGTGCGAGTTCCTCATGTTCCTTTTTTTGTGTCATCTAAACCACCTCAAATCCAAGTGCCTCGAAATCGGTTACTCATCTTTTTCCATGTAAAATTCCAAAGCAAACCTTTCGGCAACTTCGCGTGTTGACGTTTCACACCATCCCCAGTTATCAGCACCATCGTCATCATCGGGTTCACGCCAACCTCTTGCTGACCATTGCCACGACGCCGACGACCCGCAGTTTTGTACCACGATGAGTTCAATGTCTGGGCCGTGCCATATCGAGAAGAATTCTGAACGCACCCATTGTGATTCCGGCATCTTCCAGCCTGGTTTAACTGTCGCCATCGTCGTTCTCCTGAGTCATTCGCCACAGCGAGATCAACGCATCGCCCAACGGTGAGAAGTTATCATGCAGATAAACTTCGCACTTCCGTTCAGCGTCATACTGTGTTGGACTGTCATTCGAGAGTATAACTACCCCCGTGTCTTCCCCTTCCGTGCAAACAATTTGTTTGATTTTACGAGCTATGCTGACTAGCTTAGATTCCATATCCAGTTCCCGTTTCGTTTTTGCGCGGGTGAACTGCGAGAGTTCCAAGAATAGCCGGTCAATGGTCATGGTTTCGCGTTTTGGTTCATTCATCGTCGCTCTCCTCGGCTGGTCGCCATTCTTTAACGTACTCAACGCCCATAGATTGCCTTTGAATTGCCGCTAGAACACCGATGCGTGGATTTGAACATTCCCTCAGAAATGCTCTCCACTCCGTGTCATCCGGCAATCGCTCGCTGGTTTTTATCCATTGGTTTTCTGGCATGATTCAACTCCCTTCGGAAACTGCCTGACGTTCAACTCTATCTTCGAGTTCTTACCCATCGTCAGCCTCACTTTCAATCCTTTTTCGTTCTTTCCTAACTGCTGCCAAAATGTCATTCCCAAATTCTTCCAGCTCTGTAAGAGTCATGCCGCCTTCTTTTTTGTCATAGCCGTAAAGCCCCTCACAAATTCGGTAAACGCCAAAAGATTCTGAACTCATAACTAAATAATCCATTACTCCACCTCGCTTTCTGGAACCGGCATCCACCATGAAACACATCGAACCATCAACCAACACTTAAGTTCGTTTTCCGGCAAATGAATCGGCGTGTCTTTTGACAAACTAAGGTTCCACGGCACACCATCCTTGTCGCCTTTCATTAAAATCTCTTTTACGTCAGGCAACCGATCCTTGACCCGAACCCATGGCGACTGCTCTGCCTGTTGTTCTTCGAGCCAGTCGGCGAGTTTGCGAAATTGAGTTGCTTCGCGTGAAAAACAACCTCCATCTTCGGGGTCATCCGCTGCAATTTCTCTCAACTCATCCGGCGTCATCGGGCATTTGCTATACATCAACTTCAGTTTCTCCTTCCATTTGAGAAGCCTTTTGTTATGTTCTCTCAGTTCGGTCCTGGCTTCTTCGGGGGTCGGGCATTTGCTCATTTAATCAATCTCCGTTTTCGTATATGGTACACCCACACCCTCTCAATCCCTGCCCTCTGAGCCGCGATGATACAACGGTAGACAAACCTCATGTCGTCGTCGGATTTGAGCAGTAAAAGTATCCCAGCTTTTTTGTGCGTGATGGCAGCATAGTAACTCGCTTGCCCAACTGCTTCAGCCCACTTCTTAGACCAGTCCACCTCAATGGCATAATCAGCCGTCAGCATGTCAACACGAGTTTTGTCAAACAAGACGTACTCGACTCTCGTGACCGGAACGCCATCGCCAAAATTCGCGAACTGCGGAACCGTTGCAACGATGTGAGCAGTCCACTGGGCTTCGGTTTGTTGAGTTAACCCAGCCGAAGGACTGGTTCTTGTCTCAATCTCAACTGGCTTGTACAGAAGGCTTAAATACTTTTTCTTGTATTCATCGGATTGTTCGATCCAATAAAGTTTTTCTTTCTCAAGTCCTACATAATCTTGGATCGGCCTGCCATCGTGATCTCGTTCGATTTTCTCGCCACACCCAACCATCAGAAACAGACTTAGAATTGCCAAGGTTTTCATTTCATCTCGCTCCCCAAGTTATCGTTTCAATTTCAAGGTTCGTGTTATGGTTAGTTATTAGACTGTCGTTTTTTTCAACATGGGATCGAACAAAAGGTTTTCAAGGGCTTCTACTTTTGTTTCGCCCATCTCATAAAACTCTCCGCAGACAGCTTCCCAATAGACAAAATCCCCGCTTTTGCTTTGCAGAAACATAATTTCCAATTTCTCTAAACTTTCAATGTCTGATGTTTTTAATCCAGCCATCATCTCGCTCCCCAGGTTATCGTTTCAAAACTTCAAGTTTGTGTGGTTGGTTAGTTGGCGTTATCACAAGTCTTCTTCACGCCATTTCTTTTCTATCGCCAGCTTTCTTTTCCTTAGTATTACAGACAATTTCACGTCCTTCTCGCCCGAGCATTCGTGACAGAATCGACTTCGACGATAATTGATGGCATAATTTCCACAATTGATGGCATAATTTCCACAACCATGCTCTGCACATGCTTGATCCATGAGTTGTTCTTCAGAACAGTCGTCCCTCAACATTATTTTCGTTCCTCCAAATAAATAAATGTCCCAGTTACTTCAAAACTTCAATCCCCTCCGTGAACACCCATGGGTTCTCCGTCCACTTGAACTCGGGTATTTTGTTGTCGGCATCCCATTGTCTTTCCCGTGCGTCTTGAGGTGACATTCGGAAAAACTCAACATCCCATTCCGGTAACCCATATCCCTTATATCCGCCGATTGTTTTTCCTCGCACAAATCCCTCAGCCAGAATGCTTTTCTCAGTAATCTCCTGCACCCGCTCAACTCGTTGGCTTGTGACGCGGAACGAGAAGCGGCTGAATTCTCTGGGCATTTGCGTTGAGGAAATCCATCGCCCGTTGCCAGATTTTTCATAGTATTTCACCCAGTCTGAAATGTTATCAACGTGATCTCTTCCTCCCGCTTTGTATTCAAGCCGCACTTGTGCGTTGTCTGGGTATACTCCAGTTGCTTTGAACGTCTCCCTCGCCCAGAATTCGGAGCCGACGTTTCCAAATGGTGATTTGAGATTTTGTTCTACGAATACTCCACCGTATTTGGTTCTATGATCCGCATTCCAGATAATCTCATTGTCATCGCTGTCTTTGAATGGCTTGTGATATTTGTGAATTTCAATCACTTCCCCATCAAAACGGAAATTCACAACCCTCCTCAACTTCGTCAACCTCCCCGCAAGCATCGCCCGAACTTCCCAGTCGCGAAGAATAAATGGTTTTTGTTTTGTTTTCATTCCGATTTCTCCGTTCTATTCAACCTTTTCAACAGTTTCTTTAGTTCCGGCTCAACTTCGGATACAACAACGCCACTCCCGTCGATGACGCTGTTCCCATTGTGGTCATCAATGATTCCGCAAACCTTATAGACGATGTTTTGGTATTTGATGCGGATTTGCTTTTCGCATTGTGCTTCGGTTTGTTTGACTTCCTGCTCGGCTGTTTCGGCTTTGTATTCGTCAAAGTATTTTTCCAACACGGACAATTGATAGGTGTGTATTCCAATAAATGCGTCACGGCGACGCCACCACTTCAAAAATCCCTCCACATCACCCTTCAATCCAAACCGCATCGACACCATTGCTTTTGACTTGATGTGCTGGATATACCATTCTCCCACCGCTGGACTGAATCCGTAACCTCGCTCCCAGTTCGCACATCTGACAAACTGATACTCGCTCTCCCCCTCGCCAGAATCTTCCGACTGTTGCTCTTGCTTCAGATGGTCTTCCCTGCGACATCTTTGGCAATAACCAAATTTAATAGATTCTTCGTTGTACAGGGGCGAGTCACAATTTTTGCAGCTTGTATACTCCTCTTCCGCAGACTTTCGCTGCTTGAGGAATGCGGCAAACAGTTCTTTAATCTGATTGGGCGACGTCCATGTAAGGATAATGCCTTCGTGCTCTCCATCGAGCCACTGACAAAACGCCATCCCCATCTCCACCGACTCACATTCTTCTGGAAGCGTCAAGCCGATGGAGATGTTGTTTTCGGTGATGGCGTAGAGCAATTTGGGGTCGTCGTAACCATCTGTATCGATGTATTCAGCAACGTCGCATTTCATGGTTTGCTCACTTTCATGTCTGGTCATTAAAATATCGGCCTTTCCCCACTGGCAGCAAAATGTAGTAGATTTACCAATGATCTTGCATCCCGTAAATCAACAGTCAGCAACCAAGACTCCCCATCCTTGCGATGAACAACAAATGGAACCTTTCCTTCCGCTTCCCGTCTAGCTTGTTCGACGACTTTGTGTAGATTCATTGCCTTTCTTCTTTTTACTTCGGGACACAGCTCGGGCCACTGATCGTCAATTAAGTCGGCTGATTCTTTTGTGCCTTTGAATTGTTGGGATCGCCGGAAGTTTATGCCGAATGTCTCGTTTAACACTTTGCACGCTTCCAGTTCACCTCGTTTTCCTTTTTGTTTGGAATTAACCAATTTGTTCCATCTCCTTGTCGATTTCCTCTTGTGTGACTCGATCAGGCGCTTTTAAGTCTGGATCTCTTAAACGCAACCATTCTTCCAAGTCGTAGTGTTCGGGATCATGTTTTTGTTTGTAGGCCAGTTGTTTGGCGTGAGGCATTGTGTCTAGTTTTGTGGCATGGCACTGATCGCAGGCACAAAAATAATTGCATTTATTATCATGTGTCTTAGGCGCATGAGACCGACGCTCTATGTGGTGAACCTCTACCCGAACAATGCCCCCAACAACAGAATTGGTTCCACAAATCCAACAGAAATTATCTGCATGATCTATCAACCACGCTTGAACAATTTTATTTCTCATTAGAAAGGCACCTCTTCGTCTGGACTCGCTGGCGCAGTATTCGGAAGTGATTGTTGAGTTTGTGGGGCTGACTTTCTATCCGAACTGTTAATGAATCCAAAGTCTGTCACCTTCAATTCGTTTTTGTATCGCTTCTCTCCAGTCGATGCAGAATCCCAGCTTTGTGTGCTAAGTTCACCAGCGACGTGGATGTAGTCGCCCTTTTTGACATACTCAATCAGAGTTTGACACTTCCTGCCGAACATTGTGCAATCAAGCCACAACGACCGTTCGTATTTTCCTTTGCCAGATTTCTCGGCTAGAGAAAACTTTACCATCTCCGTTCCGCTTTGTAGCGTCGTCAACTGAGGATCGTTTGTCAGTTTCATTACGGAATTAAAGTTAATCATTGGTTTCTCCAAACAACGCAGTCACCGATCTGTGGTCAATGCAATACTCATCGTGGATACCTGCAATCTCATCCTCACCGTATGCAAGTGCATAACCTTGGTTTTCGCGTTCACGGTTGGCCGCCTTTGCGGATTCGAGGTGAATCAGCGCGTCAACTGCTTGTGAAAAAACGTATGCGGCCTTTTGTTCTGGTGTCATACTTTTGACTCCTCGTTTGGTTCGATTCCCAATTTCTTCAACACTTCATTAGACAGCATTGGCTTGATCTTGTCAATAGTAGTTTGATCGGTGAAGTTAAATTTCAGGCCGAAATCTTTCTGCAACAGTTCCCGAAGTTTTTTCGTCGCAAGCCTCATCTTCATGGTTTTCTCGATTGCCTCGACCGGTGTTTGGACAGGCTTGTCACCTAGCGGTTTATTTGTGTCCCATATTACACCGAGTCCTTCCAGAAATGATTGCAGTCGCAAGGTGTTTTTTTCGTCCATTGCAGCCCGAACTGCATTTTTTACATCGCCGTCGCCCAATTCCTCCCAGTCGAACTTTTCTTTCTTTGCCAGATAAATTCCAAGTCTAATGAGATCGATTCCAGCCTCAGTCATAACAAATCCTTTCTCGGTACAGAGGTAACGTAGCTTTTCCAATCGTCTGAATTCTTTGGCATTAACGGCAAGTCTCTAGGCGGCTTGTAGTGATAGGTGTATTGAAATAGACCGTATGCTTGGCTGAATGTTTTTAGTTTTCCCTTCTTGGAAGCGTTTAACATTCGATAATAAATGCTTTGCCATTGTTTTTCTGTTTCGGTTTTTTTCACCACTTCCTGCTTTTTATTGGCCTTGCCTGTCACTTCTTTCAACGTCCCGTTCAATTGCACAATTCGACGGCTGGATTGTTCGTGCTTGAATCCACATTCCCTACAAGCTGCACCAGATATCCGCAAGGCAAAACATTTCGGGCAACAGATCGGTTCCGGTTCCTTATTGTCGGCGTATTTCTCTTGCAGTTCTTTAGAGACTTTGTATTCGTCGGCATCGAATAGTTCATGCCAGTCGTGATCCGCGTTAGGGCTGAGATGTCTCCACCAATTGCCTGCGTGATCTGTTATCAAGACATGGTCGTAGCCAGGATAATTCCTCAGCACTCGTCCAGCCGCCTGAATGTACGACTTAAAACTCGCCACAGGCGTTGCAAAGATCGCCTGATAGAAGATTGGAAGATCGATCCCTTCTCGCAATACAAATCGATTACTGACAAATTCAATCTTACCCCGCTCGATCATATCGACGAGCATGAGCCAATTATCTTTATTGGAAGGTATCTCCTTTCCTTGAATCCAGATATTCTTAGCGTCTACATGAGCTGAAATTACACCTTGTTCGTGAAATTCTTTTGCCAACCCCAAGCTGTCTTGAACGGATGGTGCAAACCCAATTGTCGGTAGACGATCTTTATTCATCCTCTTCCAGTGTTCGACGATCTTACCAATAACGCGCTGAAGCCATATTTTTCTATATCTCCCATTGATAAGAAATTCTTGGTTGCTTGATCTTTTTACAAACCTTGCATCCAATTCATCAGGTGCAAAGTATTTTGCTCGCAGCAAAGCGCCACATTCTCGTAATTCAGAATTTTTACCAGCCACTATTAAGTGCGAATTTTCTCGTTTCATCCCAACTGGCGTTGCAGTCACCAAGATAACAGTTGTTCCAAGTTCTATGTGTTCATCGATAATTCCAAGCATTGTTGGACTTCTCATCATGTGAGCCTCATCGACGAACACAACATCGGCTTTCACTAACGGGAATGTTCGTTTTGCATATTCTCCACCAACTGTATGTTTGAGCCGCCTTTTGATGACTCTGAGCCGTTCTGTCTGAAAACTACAAATCTGAACGTCGGCATTATCATCTTTCTGATTAGCAAATCCAGAAGCCCTGACTCCAACAGTTAACCCAGCATTCACAAAACGCGGCAAAGCCTGTTGAGTGAGTTTGATCCGATGCGTATACAAAGCAACTTTTTTACCTTGCGACGAGAATACTTTCGACATCTCAACCATCATTAAGGTTTTGCCTGCGCCTGTTGGTGAGGTTAGGACGATCTCTTTATGACCGGATTCAATGGCGGCAAATACGTCGGCAATTCCTTTTGTCTGGTGAGGCCAGAGTTGCATCCATTCCCCCTCATTTAACTTCTCTCAGAATCGCAAACCCTCTTTTCCAAGGGCCGGTTGCCATTATGTCGGAACCCTTCAGCGAAGGATCTAGGAGCCTTTTGTACGCGCGGGCACCGGTTATCGTGGACGCAAAGCGATATATTTTTTCTCCAATTCTGTATCTCTTCGGTCTCCTGCTTTCGACCGATACTGCCGGCAAGGTTTCTTCGGCATAATCACCCTTGTCTTCGTCTGTGATCCATGGGAACAATTTGCCATGGCCATCGGGACAACCAGAGTAACTTTGTAAGTTCTCAAAATGCTTTCCGCATTCGCCGCACTTAAACTTTCGATCCATCGTTTTCCCCTTTGTGATAAAGATCCATTTCCCCTACTTATCAAGCCACCAAGCCTCGTCCTCGTCTCGTTCTAATTCTTCGTCTGCACAACGGCAGGGATCGAAGCCGCAATAGTCGCAAAGCTCGCATTGGCAAGAAAAGTAGACCTCGAAACCACATTCTGGACAGATATTTGTACCCGATAATGGTTCGTCTTTTTCCATTGGATTCCTTTCCTCCAGTCTTTAGCTGTCGGCTGGGTTATTTGAATCGGTTTCGGCGATAATTTCTGATTTGATCCCCCTGATTTGATTAGCAATAACTTCTTTGTAAGTTGCAGACAACTCAAACGCCTTTGTCAATTGAAACCTACTCCCCATAATCTCTTCCAAACCCTTCGATGCTTTTCTATCGCTTTCTGCCTGTTGATCCAGCCAGTCGGCGAATCTTTCTCTCTCGGCTTGGGTTAATTCAATCTTTTCGTCTGGCATTTATTTCTTTCTCCACACATTCAGGACAAATAACAATCAAGTCGTTAATGTCAGTGCACCAATTCTCGTCCTCGAACACTCTCCTCTAGCATTGTTCACAATGACCTTGGATTTCTCGCCCTGCTATCGAAGAGACAACAGCTTCGTCACCGTGCAGAGCTTTGAAACTCTTAATGCTACTTTCCACGTCATCCGTGTTGAACTCCTCAGACAGAAGTTTCTCAGGGATGTATCCTTCAATCAACATAGGAAGCCTTTCTAAGAGAGTTGGTAGAGAGTACGACAATCCAATATGTCGGAGCGCAACGACCCCGAAAAATCGGGGCCAAATACGACAATCCAATAGAGGTCATCGCTTAAACGCCTTCCATTGACTTTGATTACGGAGCTAGGAAGGTTCCACCCTCGCTCCGCTCCAAGACCTGAACTGTTCGTCGGCACCTTGAACAAGCCGCCGAAACAATGAATGCGAGGCTGGAGAATAAATGTGAACCCATAAGCGAAGAGGTGTATCACGATAACTTCGATATGGAGACGCCAGCCCAGCATCCATGATTCCGACTGGAGAAATAACGCTGAGGCTATCGGATCAGCGTCCGGCACTTGTGTCTCAAGCCTGAGGCAGGACGAATGGCCAAGTGCAGCCAATAGACGTAAAAAAACCCCAAGACCGAGTACAAGAGCTTTCGCTCAAGGTCATGCAATACTCGGTCTTAGAGTTTCTTGTATGTGCTTTTCGGAGCATGACTTCCGACGTCGTGGTGTCTGATGAATTTAATATATCAGGCTGGAGACTGGATTGCAAGAGACACTTTCCAGAATCATGTCAAGAATGACTTTTATCTGTCTTATCAACTCTGCCACGTCCTTTACGAGACTGGTGATGTTGTTGGTATTTATTCCTGTAATTTCGGCGTTTACAGTGGCAATCTTTTCGAGTTGCTTCACCATGTTTTGAAGTTGCTCGATCTTTCGATAATTGGATGTTTTGGGTAGATTTTCACCACATCCGACGATCAGGATTATTGAGATTAAGGCTATCATTTTCATTTTTCACCAGTGATTGCAAGAGGTCGTGTTGATTCTTTCGACAAGAAATCAATACAGCCGCAACAAATTCTCATGTATCGGCTTGGGCTTGATTCAGGTTCGAGTCTTTCATGTTCGGCATTTTTTGGATAAAACAATTCAATCGATGGAGCTGCTCTTTCGCCGCAGATATGACACCAGTCAACTCTGTTAAGCAGACAATATAGAGAATTTCCGACGCGGCTAAACATTATTTTCCCCTTTTATTTTTTCCCAGAATTCCACCTCAACGTAAGAATAATTCTCAGGGATCAAAGATTTTTGGTGCATAGAAACAGTTTTAACAGTAAATCCAGACAAGCCTTTTTCCAGAAGAAAGGCACAAAGTTCTTTCCGTGTTGTGTCCAAATCACTTTGATTTTCTATCTGGATGGTTGGCAGATTGAAGCAATGGCCTTCACCTCCTTCGCATGATCCCATTGTACGAAAGCCGTCATCCATTATTAAGCGGACTAAATCTCTAATGCCTTCGTCAATATCACTCCAAAAATCTTCTTCGCTTACTTCAACTTGGTTCATTTTAGCGTATTTTATCATTTTCCCCTCTTCCGAAACTTAATCCCGTTAAACGCAGCGTCTTTTGCGACTGCCCCGACTCTTTCTCGATGTACGCCAATCTTCTCGCTGATTCCGACATGCGACAATCTGGTGTTCTGAAGCAAGGCGATGATTCGATAGGCGTTTTGACCCAGCCCTTTGAATTGCGATCTGCTCACACCATTTCTTCGCAGAACAGTATAAATACGCTGCTTGGTAACCTTAAGAGTAGTTGCACAGGTAGCGACAGACAGGTGTTGATGTGACTTCATGTATTCAACAATGTTTTTTTCTTCTGCGGGCTTGCTAATCTGCATCGTTTTCCTCTGGCTTGTAACTTATCATTCCCTCGCGAATCATTGTACCCAAATTCTGACAACACCACACACGACAACCCATTTTTGCAAAGAATGGAACAATGGAATCATAATGTCGCTCTGGAACACTAACGCGGATATTTCTATATCTGCCCGGATTAGCCTCAATTCTTTCACGCACAGCACAAAACAACGCCGACCCGACTCCTTTCCCCCTCCAGTCGGGATCGACGCATAGACGCAAAATATGAAGCTCTGAGTCAATTCGTCTGGTAAGACAAACTCCAACGCATTGACCGCGGTTGTGCAGAGTTGTGACGGATCGATCGCGTACAACGATTCCAGTCGTTTCCATCCCGCCCGCATTACACATTAAAGTTTCGTAAGTGGCTGGATACCAAGGGGTAAGGCTCGACAATTTCTCGATAGCGAGAATATTGGGAAAGTCCTGTCGGACGAGTGGGGTGGTTTTCCAGACTTTGGTTTTATTCACGTTTCCCCCTAATGTAAGCATTCCAATGATTGATCGCCCTGTGCAAGAAAGTCTGAGTATCCATGTTTTGAGCAACACGGCCAACTCGCTGATCGAGCTGCAATAAGTAGCCCTTGGCCTGCTCCATGTGTTTCAACGCCAGCCTTTCAAGGTCGGCAACGGAATGTCTTTCTTTTTTCTTCCGCTCTTTTCCAGCCTTAAACTCTTCAATCGCTACTTCTATGTCAGCAGATTCTGCAATTTTAGTCAACTCCTCTTTTGAGGCAATGGGCTTATTTTTGAGTTGGGTGGCGAATTCCGAGTCTGTTTCGGCTATTTTGTCGATTTGGCGGGTGCTTCGGGCATCCCGCTTGACCTTTGAAGGACTCACATTTTCGGATTTACCAATCTTTGTTGCAGTCTCGTTTTCGACCAAAGTGTCATTTTGACCTGTTGCTATAGGTTGTATGGGTTGACTAGGCGGACGATTGCCGCCGTGAGTCTTTTTTTGCATTTCATATCGTTTACCACGCAGATAGCTCCGCTGGGATGAATTCAGATTTCTACGTCCAAGTTGGTTCTCGATAATCCACAATTTCACAGCGTCTCGATCCCGCAAGCCGCGAACCATTTCCACTTCGGGAACCATTTTCTTTTTCAGGCCACGAACTCCAACGTCTTCACCGATCTTATGCCAAATCGCCATTCGGGTGTAACCGTCGATAATGTAGATGTGGTCGGGATCGTCGGGGTCTTGCCAGCATTTGATCGAGTCGAGGAATCCGTGCTTCTCAATGTTGGACTTGAGATCAGACTTGGACTTTCTGGCATCGATCTCGTAGTCGTCGGGGCAGGTTGCCTTCTCGTCGATGCAATGGAGAAGCAGATCGCGGAATTCATCCAGTCCTTGAATGTCATTGATTGTTATTGTCACTTTAGAATTCCCCACAGATCAAGGATTTCTTTTGCCCTGTCAGCCTCATGTCCCACAAGGCTTACCAGGTTTATACAGCCACTCTTTTTTTCCATGAATCGAATATCGATCGCCGGTTGAGTTTCCCCTAAATAGATGGCCTCCGTGACGCAAGAAACATTCAGATATTTTGTCCCTTTTTCACAGACGTTGTAACTTATGAATATGGGTTGTTCTGATTTTGTCATTTCTTCCTGCTTTTTGAAGACTGTCGGTCAACCTCGGCCCTGTTTCCAATGCCATCAGGAATCAGTTTCTTCCTCGTATCCGCCACACTCCCGACAAGAGTCTCGTAAGGTTGGCGAGTCAGTATTCCGCTATCAAAGTATTGCTGAAGCCGATTGGAAATCTTGTCCAAAGTAGTCGAATCCTTTGCGCCTTGAATGCTTTGACGAACAGATTCGATAATTTCTTGAGGCGAACGGTCATCGGTAATACCGCTATCGAACCGGCCTTGAAATACCGTATGAGACATGCCGAGAAGAGAAAACGCTTTTGTCATGGCGTCGGTCATAGCAATCTTAAAGGCGTGGGTTTCGACCTTTCCACCAGCCCTGACTAATTGTGCCGTTGCTCGGACTGGGCCAACGTAGTAAGGCTCTTTCTGACTGGAAGTGATTTTGTATCTGATCCCGAGAGTACAAATAGCAATCGTCACATCTTGGACGGTCAAAGTTTCATAGTGGGTGTCGATTGACCAGTCGATGCCGATCGGGCCAAACATGGCTGTCATTTCCTGTAGTTGCCAGTTCGGATCGATTGACGTGAATTTGAATCCGAAGTCAACCTCTTTGGTCATGTCTTTTGGAGTGGTCGAAAACCCGTGCCAAAGCCTTGTGTTGTGATTTTCATTCTGTCCGTTCTCGCGGACACGATCATCAGTCGCCGTATCTGTCATTATCGCTCCAGTATGTTTCAAGGTTTTTCCAAGTCGGCTCCCACGCATCGGCTGGGTTTTCTCTCGTCTTTTGCCATTCCTTACATTGCAACAACTTCTCCATTGTCGCCTGATTATTCTTCGCATACTCGCCAAGAATTTCAGGCTTCACAAACTTGATAAACGCTTTCGGTGGATCGGTCTTTGTAACCGGAACCACGACATATCGATCAGCACCAGTAATCATCAGATACCACGCGGCTTGATGGAGATAGCCCAGATTTTGGCCAGCCCGACAAAACGCTATCGGCTCTTTTTCCTTAGTCGTCTTGAAGTCCATGACCGTAGAACCGAGCGGGCAGTCTGGATAATAGCGGTCAATCATGCACTTAGCTTTTTCGCCATTCGGCAAAGTCGCAATAAAGACTACTTCACTTTCGTATTCCCACAGGTTGTAATCGCGTTCTTCCAGACATTCGTCAATCGCTTCGCCCCATGATTCGATCTCGTCAATATCATCGTCGTACAAAACTTCTTGATGGGCTTCGGACGCGACCTGTAAAATCTCGGCTTCCTGCTCTCGGTGTGAAGGCTTTCGACGGTTAAGCGGTTCGCCGAGAATGGTCTGGGGGAATCGAAAGACTTCGTTCAGCCATTCCTGACCATGTTGCATTCGCGTATGAAAAATACGCCCCTTGCGATAGTCGTCACCCTTCTTTTCTTCGGCTGATCGAGCAACATATTTGCGGTAGTAAATCTCAGGCCCGTCAAGCTCGAAACATCTCAGCCCAGACGCATTCAGCGCATCAATCTGAGTGTAGTCGTAAAAGCTCATTCCAACATGCTTTTCGACTTCCATGCGTTCCCCCCAAAAGTTCCCGACGAATAACGGCATCCGGTGCTGTCTCGTCGGGCGGGCTGCCATCCATGTAAAAATCTGCTTATCACACAAACAGAATAACACAAAGAAATCAGTCCGTCAACAGAACTTAGTAAGCAATACATTCAAATCTTCCAATTCTTCGGGACTGGCCATATAGCCTTCCTTCAGGCGGATAATATCGTCACGAAGACATTCCGATCCAATTCTTGGATAATAAACCTCGTACATGGTGCCATCACACAATGCCGAAAACCGATGTACAACGCGGGTGGGAACAACGAACCTTTCTCCGGCATGGACAACCTTCTGCTGTCCTAAATTTAATTCCCATGTTTCAACCAAGACTTTTCCTCTTGTGACATAAAACACATTTTCTCTCTGTTTGTGATAGTGAATGGAACATCTTCCGCCAGCCAATAATTTCAAGTGGTGGATCGAAATTTCTTTGTTGTGAATGATCTCGGCAGTCTTTCCCCAGACTTTGTCTTCATAATCTACTAATTCTATTTCGAGCATCCAAACAACTCCTTCTCTAAAAGGTCAAAGAGCTTACATACTGATTTGCTCGGGGCAAAAACGCCGCCTTCGTATTGGCTGATTGTTTGCTGATTGACGCCTGCTTTCTCACCCAATTCAGTTTGGGTAATTTCCAGCCGTTCCCTCAATCTGATAATATCTTCCGCTTCCCAAACCACTTATGCCTCCTGCCGTAGAGACTGGGCGGCTTCTAGCCAGTTGAAAAACTTATTCCGCCAGACCTGTAGGCCACCGCGTTCTTTACCGCTTTTTATGGCCTTCTCCCTAAGAAAGTCCAGTCGAAGCGGATCTTTGAGGAACTTAATCCCGTCTGAAAAGTCGGAGTATTCTCGACACAAATACCCGTCAGCCCCGTGATTGATTTGTTCGATCTGGCCGCCCTTCATATCGACAATAGGAATACACCCAGCCGCCTGGGCCTCACATACCGTTCTACCATAAGACTCGGTTAGTTTGGAGGACGAGTGCAAGTGAGCAGTCCAGCGATGAAACAAGTTTCGATTCTTCCACGCCGGTTCGTAAAACTTGGCATTTTCCCCGACCGCTTGACTTAATGGTTCGACGCGATGGTCTGGGCAGCCGACAAACTCCCATTGAACGTCGGGATGATTCTTGTGTAGGTAAGCGTAGAAATCGTAGAGATCATCAAGGCTCCATTTCTCGCGACCCATGTGACCGGACGTGCAAAGCTTACCGATCACAATCCCTTCGGCGCGTGGAATCGGCTCTGTCTGGGCGCAAGGTTGATAAAAGACATTCTCGGTATTTTGATCGGTTAGGACGGCTAAGTGCATTGAGACCGACCATTCGATTGTGCATTTCTTCCTGGCGGATCGGTGTGTCTTTAATGCCGAATGTTCGTAGAAGATCGAGATAAAATCCCTCGACAGAAAGTTCGGCATCGTAGACGCGCCAGTGTTGTGAAAGATTACAACGTCTAGTGCGACAGATTCCAGATAGGCAGGCGTGATCTTACTCACCCGAGATATCTGACAACCGTAATGAGCCTTTTCTTCGTCCGAACATTCTCCGTCGCCAGCATTGACGAAAAGGATTTCGTGGTCCCAGTCTGGCAAGGCGCGTTTAATCGAATAGACGCAAGCCCCAGTTCCGCCGCAGATGTTTGGGATGTTAGCTATTTGGAGTAGCTTCATGGTCATGGTATTTACTATTCACTAGATCAAGGGCTACGATACAACCAAATTCAAAATCCCCTAACGGAGAATCGCCATTGGGTGCGTTGCAAAGCTGGGGTTGCATTCTTTTACTGTATTCTTCCCACAAGCCCATATCTTCCAATTTTATTTGAACCGGAAAAAATGACCCATAGTATTTACTAAAACGAGGAACTTCTGCTGGGCCACAGCTTGAGCAATATGGGTATGACAACGGTTCGTCCCCATCGGATTTTCGGGCTTGATTTTTCTCAAAATGTAATATCCAATCCTCGTTTTCCAAACTTTCTGGCGGAAAGAACTGTCTAACCATGCACTTCTTTGGGTAGTTTTTTGTGCCTTTTATGGGGATTCCCCAAAACGCCACCCATTTCCAACCAAAGAATTCCTGTGCAATGGCCCGATCTAAATCTGTTGTGTTCGGAACAATCATCATATTCTCTTAATCTCCCCCCCAGCAGTTAAAACCCTGATTTCTATAAGTTGCCAGTTTTCTTTGAAGTGACGTTTGGGTTTGGCGGTTTGTTGTCCGCCTTTGAACTTTTTATGATAGCCGCCTTTGGGGTCGATCCCAACAGTCTCAAACTTTCGATAACCGTCCCGTAATAGCCAGCAAACAGCCGTCTCTCCAACCGACATGATTCTACCGAAGTATGGTAGAGATCGTTCTGGAGCGGTGTGTAGACAGTAAGTTCTGACTTTATCCCTTGGAGCTGGGCTGGCTTCATGCGGAACTTTCTTTTTCCCCCTAACGTCGCAATGCAACCAAGTCGGCAACACAATCGTACCGACACCATCCATTGTATCAATTTCTCCAAATGCTGACATATCATTAACGAACAACCAGTCGGCGTTTGGATAATAATTCACAGCCCCGTTCAGACAGGCTACCTTGCCATCGAATTCAATCTGTCGAAAGGACGGGCCTTTTCCGACGATCAGGACTTTTTCACGATCCATCGAGAACTCCATTTCTGTGTTTACGCGAGTTCCAGTAGAGGTTTGATTGATTTCCACCACTGGGAGTCACGGATGTAATCGTGCCATATTTCTTGTGCCAGCTTACCCATCTGTATGGCCTTAGACACCGTGCATCCATCGATAATGTCTAGTGCTGCGACTGTGGATTTGACATGAAAAGAAAATAATCTCCAATCGACAGTATGTGAAAAAGGCTTAATAAATCCCGGCGACACGATAACCGGAACCCGACCTGCCGCCATAGCCTCGAAGATTCTACGGGTCGATGGGCCTGCTCCCCTTGGACACAAAGCGAAGTGAGAGTTAAGAAGATTGTCGCAAAATTCCAAGCCATATCGAGTTTTCTTTTTTTGATTTAGCCCTCTGCATGACGACCCTTTTCTCGGTATTGTGTTTGCATGATCGCCAAATCTTTTTATTACTTGTCCAATCATTTTTTTACGTTTCCATACCGACGTGTCTCCGCAAAACGACACAAGGTGTTGTGGTTTAACCGTTTCTGCCGAAAATAAATTGTAGCTCGGCGATCTTTGCGGAAACGGAACTGAATATGTATTGATTTCGTTATTTTGCTTTATAACCGATGGACGAAACATTACGCAATCAGCATAAAACCTTTCAGTTGAATCGGTGATTTCGAAGATTATATGCTTTTTTTCGTTGCCGTGCCAATAAGCCAGTTTCCTACACCCCTTCTTAATTCTCGATGGAACTTTAGCCACAGGAAAATATGTATTGCGCAGCCATCTCGGATAGAAATACCAATCACAATCTTCTGGGCCGAATTGTTGAAATATCTCTGCTTTTAGAGCTAGGACAGGTTTTCTAAAATCTAGCCCACGAAATTTGGCCTCGTAAAAATAACACTTCATTGACACTTACTTTCATTATGAATGACAGGACTCACACCACACACCAGTCCAATTTCTTCCACTAAACATATGGCATGGAAGAATCTCGCCACTATGGTCTATGACCAGCGCCTCATTGCCAATTGTTGTCATTACAGATGTTCTTTAGTCGGTGTCTTCTCATGGCATACCAAACGTAATGTCCCCGATTCTCCAATGATTTTGAAATCATGTCCTGAATGTTTTTGTGCAGGTAGCCGTCAATTACGTTAATTGTTCCTCTTGGGTGAAATCCCATCTCATGTTCCAGAAATTGCTTTGCGTACAACTTTCCATAACCCGCCTTATGCAAGTAATCGACGACATTCCGTCGTTTTCTCATTCCGAATTCTTGGCAAGTTTTTAATATCTCTTTGTCTGGAAACCACAAATCCATTCTAATGTTGAATGAATCAATCTTGAAGAACGGGATATTGCTGTTTAACAAAAGTTGTCTGCGCAAAGTCGTCTTACCATCATTTCCGCCCCCGCTAATCCAAAGTATTATTGTTTTCACGCAACACACCAATCTAAAGCGTGTTTCCAGTATTCATGCAAGCCGCCGTGAACCCGCCAGTCGTTCGATCCTTTTCGGCCAAGTTCCAAACCATGCTCAAGGTGTTCTTTGCAAACAGCCCCAGCCTCGCAAGCCGACTTCAATTCGTTCTCCCACAAGTAGGAAAGATGATGGTGAGGGTTGTACCAAGGCTGGTCGGTCTCAAAAGTGTAATGAAGCAGTTTAGTATCCGATTGCCAGTGATTAAAATCGTTCCAGCGTTTCGTCATGTGTTTGACTGGAAACCAATAACCGTGCATGATCCATTGATATGCAAAGACTACTTTTTTGCCGGAATGCGGCACCCCTTTCGACTGAATGTGTTCCGATATCCATTCCTTGTTCCAAAGGGTTCTGTCGGCATCACCACAATTTATGACCATAACCGATGTTTGTGGAACCTCTTCTCCTATAGATTCTGCCGTCTTGTCGTTGTGAAAAGCCAAACATGCAGCCTGATACATCCCTTTCCCAAAGTCCCACAATTCCTGAATGTCTCCCAAGACGAGTTGATCGGCATCCATGTAAATCGCCCTGCCTTCAAAGTTGCAGTATTGCGGAATCAAGAATCGGCGTAGAGAAAACCCAGTCGCCTGATGCACATACTTTGAAATCAACCAAGGCTCATAATCTCCCATCGGAATGAATTCGACTTCCGCCTGGGTTCTCTTGCGTATGGAATGTTCGAGGACAAGTTCGGCGACTTTTGTTTTGGTTTCCGTCCCGCAAAAGATTCGGATCATCTCTTTCTCCTGATAACAATCTTTGTTTGTTTGCCCTTATTGGCTTCGGTGATCGCTACAATGTCAAAGCCATCCGAAAGTATTGTCTCGATTTCCAGTCTGTTATGAATTGTGTAGGCCATGTCTGCTGAAGTTTTTTCTCCAAAATACCAAGTTGTCCATGCAAGCCCGTCGTCGTTTAGAATGCGCCATATTTCTCTAAGGTAATGTCGTGCATATTTCAATAGTCCAGTGTGAGTAAAAAAAGAGCTGCATATTACAAAATCGATGGAATTGTTAGAGACCGGAATCTTGTAGCTTAGAGTTTTTGTTTTTCCTGACGGGTTGTATCTTCTGTTGCTTATGTTTGAGTGTTCAAAATTAAATCGATCGTCGCCTCCGTGTTGCTTTCGATTGAATCCGATACAATACTTCTTCGCGTCTATTCCCAGATAGTTCCCATTCCATTCAGACCATTGTTCCAATCCAATCGCGTCTGCACCGATGCCACAACCTAAGTCGATAATCTTTGATTCATTTTTTATGTAGCCCCTTTCAATGTATTTATTGATTCTGGTAACTCCACGATCGTAAATTGATTTGTAACCGGCAACAGGCAGGGAGAGTGCAGGAGCTTTTGCCAGACGCTCTTTCCATTCTTTCTTAGTTCGCATCTTCGGGCTTTCTCAATATGAGTTTCCATTGGCCTTTCATCATCTCTTTCTTTTCGGTACAACCACCCAAATCTTCAACCTCAAAATACCTGAGAAAGCTGAGAATGTCTCTTTCTCTCATCACAGTTCGTTTGTGCGAGTATTGAATCTGGTAAGGCGGGGATCGATACCATGTCGTGTAGGCGTATGCACCAGGTTTCATTACGCGCCACATCTCATCCAGATATTGTCGAGTTTCGGCAGGCGTACCAATGTGAGTAAAAAGCGAGTTGCAAGTCACCAAGTTAAAACGATTCTTCCCAAACGGAAACTTGTACTTCGACGCACTTAATTCTCCTTTCGGCCAGTAACGATCGCTTTTCACATCGGCGTGGATGAATTGGAATCGCTCATCTTTTCCAAAGCAGGCTTGCCCCCAGTCAATGCTGCATCTTTGAACGTCAATCCCGACATACTTTTTGAACTTTCCGTCCTGCTCCAGTCCAATAGCCGTAGGGGCAGCACCGCATCCGATGTCGAGAACATTGTCCTTGTCACCGAGAATGCCATAACTTCGATATCGAACGATTCTCTCGATGCCGCGCTTGTATATTTCGTGGGAATCCCTTGTGCGAGGCATTAGAACTCGCGGAAGTTTATCAAGCCGTGAAAGCCATTCCCCTTTTTGTCTCATAGCCGTCTTGCTATATTAGAGTAATGAAAATTGCTTTTACTGGAAGAACAAGCCTCGGAGGGGTAAGGATGCGAGGAGTTGCGTTGGCTCAATACATGGGTTATGACTTCATCGATTTGAGAGACTGGAAACACACCAATAAGATTTATGACGCGATTATTTTAATCAAATTCTCCCAAAACTTCAACAGTGATCTGATTGGCAAAAGCAAGGTTCTGATCTGGGATGCACTCGATTGTTTTGCAAAACACAAAAGAAACTACAAGCCTCATGCTTATTGGAGAAAGAGGTGCCATTCGATTAAATGCAATGCCATAATTTCTACATCGCCTGCATGTCACAAATACATGAAAGAAACACTGAAAAGATCGGGCGTTCGAGTATTCCAGATTCCCCATCATGCAGACCCTTCAATCGACTTTTCTTGGGGCAATCCCAATGGTCCTGTCGTCTATGTTGGTAATCCAGCCTATGTGAGTAAAAAAACCTTTGGTGTCGTTAAAAATGTGTGCAAGAAACTTGGGATCAAAGTCATATTCGACCATAGTTTCTTTTCCCAAAGGACGCTGAAGGGTGCCAGTCTAATGCTTCACCCAAGGCCACACAAAGTTAATCATACCTTGAACATTCACTGTAAACCCCAGGTCAAAATTGCCAATGCTGCTGCTGCCAATTTGCCGGTCATAGGAACTCGCGATCCCTGTGTGACAAGTTTGTATGATGGCGTTGTAGGATGGAATGAGTATGACTCGTGGGAAACTCGTATTACGAACGCGTTAAACAGGCCGACTCTCAACAATCCCGAAACCTTGGAGTCATCGGCAGCTAAAATGTCATCAATGTTAGAAACTCTTCTTGGATCGTAATATGTCTCACAAAGAACAGTTGGAATTCTGTGACCGAGTCAAGTCCACGTTTCCAGATTATTTCAACAAGTCTCGCGTTTTGGAGATAGGATCGAGAAATCTAAACGGTTCGATAAGAGGGCTGTTTACAGAATGTGACTATGTCGGCATCGATTGCATGAAAGGCAAAGACGTCGATGTTGTTTGCCTGGCTCATAAATATGAGGATGACCAAGAATCATTCGATGTTGTCTGTTGTGCCGAATCGCTGGAACACGATCCTTATGCTCCACAAACAATTCTCTCCATGCTGTCATTTCTCAAGTCAGGAGGGTTGTTCTTCTGTACTTGCGCTTCGACTGGGCGAAAGGAACATGGAACTGTCAGACAAAAAAAGTCGTGGAAACTTTGCGGGCCAGACCACAAGTATTACAAGAATGTCAAGCTAAGCACTTTGGTTCAATGGATGCTTTACTGCGGGTTTGATTTCGATTCGTTGCATTACGAATACAACGAATCATCAAGCGATCTTTATTGCTATGCAATCAAAGCGATATCACCACATTCCTTTTGAAGAGACCGACTAAATCGCCACCGATCTCCTGTAGGATTCGACCAGTCGTTTTGAATGCTCTTGTCGTTGAACCTACGCTGTGTTCTTCTAATATGATGACTGGTCGGTGTTTACGCAGGACTTCCATCGCTCCGTCAACTACTTCCCATTCCATACCTTGGACATCAATCTTTATGAGAGACAGTCCAGATTTATCGAAAAAATCCTCAATGCTATCGAGCGAGATCATGTCTGCCGTTATCGCCGTCTTTTCAAAGTCCATTAAATGCCGACGATGACCGCTACTCTTTTGGCCATTCGGATCGCACATGTGAAGCTGCCCTTCATGATCGCCCACAGCTTTTTGTGTTGCATTGACCTCAAAAGGTGTGTTAGCCATTAAGCATTCATAGGTATCGTAAAATGGCTCAAAAGCCAACACCTTCGGAAAATACTGAGCAATCCGACGCGAGAACAAGCCAATGTTTGCACCAACATCGATAGCACAACCGGAACTTGTTCCAGTCGTCCGATTCGAGATCGCATTCATCGCACATTGGATTTCCAGTTCCATGTAACACTTGTGTCTTCCAGCCTTAATCAACGGAGTCCATTCCGTGTCTTCGTCTGGAACGTATAATTTGCCTACTTTTCTCATGTCTTGAATAAAGGCTTTCTTTGTTCGGCGACGACATTGATGTAACGTCTGGGATATTCGCTTTTACCGCGAACAGAAACACCGTGAATCGAATGCTTTGAATTCATAAATCCCACCAATACGTTCTGTTTGTATTTCACAGTCTTAACCAATTCCACGTCATCTTCTCTGATCTGGTTTTGTGGACTGTGTTTGAACTTTCCGCCCTTGTGTTGGTACAAACCGAAGTCGCCGCCAGTGCTATTGTCGGCTGGGTCTCTGAAATACCAGCACAAGGCATAAAGTTTTCTCACGCTATCGAAGTGAGGGCCTCGAACAGTAGTTCCGCCGCTAGTCGGAGTGTTGATTACAAACTGACAATCTGTCGTTAATTCCTGATCGATAGATTTGTCACGAATTGCAGGGTACGAATCAATTCTGCGAGCATATTCATTCGAGCCGTGACATTCTGCAAAAGGCTTAGCAAATATCTGGAGCATTGCATGGAAAAACAGTCCAGTTGATATTTCCATAAACAGACTTTTCCAGACAGCATTCACAGATTTCGATTCTAAGGCATCCAGGCACGACAATCTCACCGCAATGTTTTCCCCAGCCTCGCTCGAATTTATGTGTGGAAATCTTGAAAACAGGTATTGGTAGAGATCAAAGTCATTCAATGGGTCTTCAATCACAAAATGAGGATTCTCCCCGTCGATGTATTCCACTTTTGGGGTTTTCTGTAGCAAGTTGTAATTAAGCATGATCGACCTTCAGCAACTTCTCGGATACGTCTTTGAGGTATTTACCCTGAGTCGGTTGGATGAATTTTGAATCTTGTTTTTTCTTCATGGCGCAGACAATTATTACATTGGGATACTTCGCACCAGTCCTGCGAGTCTCATCCATCGAGACAGATTGAATGGCTTCCGTAATTTCATTTGACTTTGTTTTTGGAATTATCTCTTTCATATTATTTGGTGGTACTGACAAGATTGACCTTTCAAATCCCCAGCGGTTTGCCAGAGAAAACATTACTATCTCGTAATTATTTGCACGGGCAAGATCAACAAACAATATGGGGTGAAAGCTGTAGAAAGAATGGTTGATCCAATTGATGAACGGCAGGATGTGAAGCATGATTCCGCCGACTTTGCAATATCCATGGGCATTATAAAATATCGCGTCTTGGTTAAAACAATGCTCGCCAGTTCCATTATTTGTTACCAAGTCATGTTGTGAGATCATCATCGCCCTTTGATTCAAATCACTTAATTCAGCGCCGTGTTTTCCATTCACATCAAGACATTTATAGTCGGAATATCCCATCCCATCGTAAAATACTTTCGACGACTGACCGTTGATTTTTGACGGCTTTGCAATCCCGACGGGAACCCTGAAATCATCAGGCAAATTGATTGTCTGGTTGCCGAATTCCAAAACGGACGGACTCCCCTGAAAACTCGGTGTCAAAGCAGCAACAGTTCTCGCCATAATCGGATTAAAAGTCATCGAGTATTCCGTTCGTAAATTGTGGAATGATACTCACTGAAACCAGGTGGCTTCTCTTTTGTGTAATAGTAAGCGGCAATGCTTTTTCGATCTTTCTTGACTGGTTCGGGCACGCCATGCCAAGCATTTTCATTGTAAGGAAAAGCGACCAGTCGGTTAAATAAAGGTGCGATAGATGCCGTGTGTGGTTTTCGCCCAAGTATCAATTCGCCTTTATCATCCTCTTTCCATTTATCATTGAGAAAGAGAAGTGCATTCACGCGACGATAAAGACCTTCCTTATTTTGATTGAAATCGACGTGCATATCTAGTTTTGTGCCAACAGGCATCCAATGAAGGCCACCGTCAAAGTTGGTTTCGTCGCAAACTAAACCAAGAATCCCAAACTCTCTCTCCAGAGTTTCAATCATGGCTTTTGATTTCAGAATCTCCGCTATCCTGATGGTGCTATCAGGGAACCCACTGCACATAGAAAGTTTTCCACAAGAACTTGCATACCACAAAGAATCGTCTTTATCAGGCCATTCAGAAACAACGTTGTGGAGTCTCGACACTGTTAAACGATCATCCCAGACCGTATGGCGAAATGGCCAGCTAGAAGGAAAGTGGATCAATTAAACATCTCCCTGACTCTTCCGTGTTCGCCTTTGTTATGCGTAATGTAATGTTTGAGAAGCGAATACTGGACAACATGCCCGTCGTTCTTTGATACTCGACCAACGATGTCTCGACAGTCAAATGTACGGGTCGCTTGATAATAGACAAAAGAATCATCCCATCGATTCCAAGCTTTGAATTGACCGGAATCATAATATCCTCTCATCTTTTCAAAGACCCGCTTGCCTTTTCGCTGCATGTTGTATCCAACAATCCCACATTCAGGAACTAAACGCGGCCCCTTGAGGAAGAAGCCGTCATGTCGTTCATACAAAGACCGAATGTTTTTTGTCTCAACCTGACCCTTGAATATACAGTCGCAATCGATCCAGATCATGTCTTTTGACTTTGGGAATTGGACAATCGCGGCATTCAGCGTCACAACCTTACGGAACCAACGGCAACAGTTGCGATTGAACCAACTCCAATGGCAGCCTTTGACGTGATTGTTGCTCGGAGGTCTTCCTGCGTCTTTGCAATCGCAAGGCTTGGTTTCTCCACCCCATTCTTCTGGAATCACATCTTTGTTGGATTGAAGCCAGTCGTGCAAATAAAGGTCTTCATCCAAGTCGTAGAGGAAGATATTGTCGTTTCGCGGCAAGAGTACAATATCAGAACCCTTGAATCCTTCATGCCCGACAAACATGATTCCATCGGTATTAGTCCTGACGAACGACTCAAGCAATTTCTCGCCTGAGACTTCGTAGAGTTCTTTGGTGAATGACGTTACCCAGATCATTGTTCATACATCTTTCTTGTGACTTCTATCGCCCATTCTTGTGATTCTTTTATGTCAACCAGTTCGTCAAGAAGAATGGAAATCCCTTTGGCAATGGCGATGGACAAATTGAGTGTAGTATCATCTTTTCTATCTTCCCAATGACTCCCATCGACGTTTCCACACTTTAATTCACCTGAGAGCTTTCTTATGTCGGACACGCTATTCACTGTAATCCCTTTCTCGAACATATCCCGAAGTGTCTTCCGGCTCAGGAAATCCATCAAGATTGTGGAACTTCTTCAGCCGTTCGTAATCTTCAGTCTCCCGACCCAGACCTAAGAACGGAGACAAAGTATAAAACCTGATCCCGTAATGATCAGTCAACTTATCTCTCACAATAGAAGAACATTCGTAGTATTCGTCGTAGATGTCCTGTGGTGAGAGACCGTGTCGCCTGACATGCTGCTCGTGGGCGTGATGATCTCCTCCAAACGAGTTCATGTCACATCCGACGAGAATGGCCGTCTTACAGCCCATTTTGGCAGCCAGGCACATTGCTGTCGCCTGAATGCCACGACCGCAGTAAAGGCGGTTATCTTCTGAGGTGAGCGGGGAATAGTCGTGAAGGTCTTTGTTGCTTGTGAAGATACAGACATCGGGATCGTTTTCCTTGAGTCGCCTGCTCCATGAGTCGGGCGGGCCTTTTGCTTTGGTAATCCATGAGTCGGATTTTATGCTTCCTTCTGGTATTATTTCAGGGTGAATTGTCAGATGAAACTTAGTCTTAAAATGGCGGTAAGACTGATTCAATCCAATCGACCTTCTGTTACGAAAAAAGTGAGGATCAAATACGCGAAGGGACGGCCCTGTACCGATTATGTAGCAGGTTTGACCCTCCCATCCACCATGCAATGAAGTCACTTTCATAATCCATACTTCTCCTTAAACGCAGCCTTATCAGCCGCAATCAACTCCCCTCGATTTGGACACAGCTTCTTATTGTGGGCAGTCTTATGACCGAGATGTTTGAGAGGTAAATCGACTTGACATAATGAACCGCCTTCTTTCAAGGCTCTGATCTGAAAGTCGGTGTCTTGGAAGTAGAGTTTGAACCGTTCGTCGAATCCGCCGAGTTTTGTCCAAAGCGATTTGCTGAAGCAAAGGAACCAGCCTTGAAGCAGTTTGCGACCCTCATAAAGAGGTTCACGCCTTTTCTTCGCCCCGACGATTTCGTTTTCAGATTTTGGATTGCATAGATCAATGAATTTTCCTTTGCAGATTATGTCGTTATTCATAAGGATTATGTTTTTGCGATTAGACAGCCTTATTCCAAGGTTCCAAGCAGCAGTCAGTCCTCGCTTGTCGTTTTTGATAGCAAACACATTCTTTGCGATCACCTTAGAGTAATAATCTTGGCTTGGCCCATCATCTATTATAAAAATATCAACATCACGTTCGTGTTTTCTGATTCCTTCAATCAGACTTATTGTTAAATCATCGTTTCCTCGCTGTGGTATCACAATCGTCGTCATCCTATTTCATCCACCTTCATTTCGCGGTTCAGTTCGAGAGCCTTTTGAGCAATCGGATCAGGCTTTTTCTCCGGTTCTTCTTTCCCACCTTTATCAAGCACACCCCTACCGTAGATGTCCATGTCTTTGTGAAATGGAAGTCCTTCGTCCGGCTTTGGCTCGACTGTTAATCGTCCCGACGTATACTCTTCTAACACATTCCCTACCTGTTTGTCAATAGCATTTGCAGCTTCCACTTCGGTCATGTAAGGGAAGAACGCATTCAGTCTGGAATTTGGCGTACAGGAAACAATCTTCACGCCGTTTAACGAATGGTTTCTTCGCGACAATCTGAGGTATTGGATTCGATCCCAATAATGAACGTCGGTTGTAACAGCCGAACTGAACCGCTTAACTTCTTCGCAGCCATACTGGGCTTCGCGTTCGACGGCTTCCATTGCTGCGGCGACTTCTTCGTTGTCTTTTCCAATACCTTTCGCCTTACACATATCCCTGAAATCGATCAGGCGATCAGACCAGTAGCATTCAGGTTGCTTTTCGCCAGTCTGTTTCTCAAACTTGACTTGTCCATTCTCATACTCCACGCCTTTTTTGCGAGCCAAATCTATTTGTGCCTGACTTGGTCTCACAATCATATCCACACCGACGCAGTAGAAAGTACGAAACCCCAACTGAAAACAGATATCAATGGCTTGGATAAAGCTATCCAGAACATTCAGAATGGATTTGGCTTTGATGTCAAAGAAGTGTTCGTAATAACGGTGTTCCACATCGACAAAGAACGTATTCGGGCAATCGCACATTTTGTACGAGGTACCAGGAACCAAGTCTAAATGCTTTCCGCCTTTGAGAAACTTGGTAATCGAACTGTCCTTGAACATCGTCCCGAACCAACGAGGGGTCGGATCATAGCTTGTCCAGAAAGTTGGCTTGATTAAATAACCTTCACCGTCACGTCCTCTGCCTGCGTAGTTCATTGCCATTTTGCAGGCTGGTGATCTTTGGACGATCTCCGTATCAATTGATCGGATGCCTGGCCCAGCACCTACGATCCAGACGGATGAGGCTTCAGTTCCGGCATATTGATTTTTGAATTGTTCCGAGCAGTCGTATTTACGTTTATCCGTAGTGCATCTGTAAAAGAGCATCCATTCCCCCGAATTGATCTTATGGTGGTTCTGTGGCTTCTTTATCGCTACTGGCCGCCGACGAACTTGCGGCTGAAGAACTTGCGGCTGAAGATGGTGCAGCCGAACTCGCCCGTGACGATTCCAGACGACTTTGGGAAGCCGCCGAAGACGCCGCCGACTTGTCAGCCGAAGAATCTGCCGATGATTGTATGCGATCTGAGCTGTCGCCACTAGATTGAACCAGATCGGAGCTATCGCCACTGGATTTTTTAGCTGAACTATCTGCCGATGATTGAATCTGATCCGAACTTAATCCCGAAGATGCAACCAGATCAGAACTTGCTGCCGATGATGCCTGATCCGAACTCAACGCAGATGATACTGCGCCAGAACTTGCCGCCGACGACGCTCGATCCGAACTTAATGCCGACGACGCAAGTGCGTCCGAACTTAATGCCGAACTGCGAGCCGAACTGGCTGCGGAAGAGGCAAGTGCGTCCGAACTTCTCGCTGAAGAATCCGCAGATGATTTATCGGAACTGGCACCAGATGCACTCAATGCACTCGACACGGCGCCCGAACTTCTTATAGAGGATTCGTCTATTGTAGAATGCTGAGAATCCCGAGACTCGCTAGGAGGATCTTCGCCGTCGCCCAAATCGTCTGGATCGGGTATCTCCCATCTCTGGTTTTCGGGAGCATTGGGAAACTGCAAGTCTTCCGGTCCAATCGTAATGTCGAAGATTGGCTTATGATCGAATTGAACTCTGATTCTGTCGAATTGACCGTTCGCAATCAGATTAGCGTTTCTGTCAAGCAAACGAATCCAGCCCAAATGCGGAAGCGGAAATATCCCATCGTATTCCACGCGAAACGTATATCGGACTGTGGCTTGTGCAAACTGAGAAAAGAAGAAACTCTGGAAGTTTACTGCATCGTGATTCCGCCTGATTTCTGGAGCGAATATCTCGATTACCCTTTCACCGTGCAACGCAATAGAAGGAATATGCTTGAAATTCCATCGTGACCTGTAAGGGTTGACTGCTCCACCGTAAATATATCCCCCAGTCAACAACATCCGGTTGAAAAGAAGGCTTCGATCTTGCTGTTGGGTAAGATTTCTGGCGTTCACCCCTTCCTGATACGAAGCAATTGTCGAGAATCTTCTGTTGATGAAATAGAGCTGGCCGAATTCATTGACGCCAACACTCATCATACGGGCAATAGAAGAAAGCCTTCTGTAAAGTTCGGCAACCGACTCTTCGCCTCTGACCACCATTGACTGAAAACCGGACAAAATAGGCGGTGATTCAATCGATCCAATCACAACATGCGTTTGGGCAGCGACATATCGATCGAACAACAATTTTACGACAGATTCCGGTTGGCCGACTGTATCGACGGTCTGAAAGGTATGGTCGGGATCGTTCGGAAAATAATCTGAGTTCGCAAATCTATGCGGTTTCCCGCTGCCAGCATTTGCAAATGCGCCTGGAAACACTTCACCCAATTCCGCCCACATACCCTGTAAGCTGATCTGGGCACCTTTCGGCGAGGAATGGTCAACGTTTTCGACTCGACCGAAATACCATCTCGTTCCCGCCGTAAACTCGAAAGCGATCCAGTCGCCAATCTGAACGTCATTTCGATCTGCAAAGCTGTCTCTTAGCGTAATACTTCCAGCCCCGTCGCCTCCCATCCTTAGCTTTTCAAACCAAGCATCCGTAACCCGACTGTTACCACCCTTTTCGCTTAGGACTTGCTTGAGCGTAACGGTATCGTTGAAGAAGTGCAGGATTCTGCGTTGATATAAACTTGAGTCCCAAGGCATTTAGTCTCCTGGCGCCGTCGAGAACATATTGGGATTTTCTGCCACTATGTCACAGGAATAAGTTGGTTCGGCTCGATCATTGTCTCCGTAACCGAAAACCAGATTCTCTGCATAGCAAGACTTGAAACTTCGGAAGGTTTCCGAAGGTGCGTCATTGAGAATAAAAGTCTGGTACTTATCGGAATCCGTATCCACATTTAACAACACCTTCAGATTCTCAAATGCCGTCACGATATCGACATCCTCGAATATCTTTGTCTTTGCCGCATTCTTAACTAAAGCACCTGCTATCGAAAACCGCATCGCATTCAGGCTGTGTCCTGTTGTTAAAATGCCGTCTGCCAAAGGGGTTTTTGACTTATGAACATCCCAGTCTATTGCAAGATTCAAAACCTTGGCAGGTGTGGGAAGTGCGGAGAACACACCATTCTTGAATATGCCTGGATTCCATGTGACAGCCATTAGCTTACAGTTCCCCTCTTGCCAGCCCGACCTCTTCTCATTCGACTTGCACTTACCTCGCGCGTCACTAAGCTGGCGATTTCCTGTGGGTTTACTTCCCCGTTGAAGTTCTGGATGATGTTTCCGATCTGACTGGAGTTGTCGGTGTTATCGATGTTTGTAGCACGGATATTTCCACCTTGCTGGCGCGACTGGCCTACTGGGCCGAACAGGAAGTTTGCACCATTCTGTTTGAAGTTATCCCAGAACTGTCGTCTGCGTTCGATGTCCTGAAGACGTCTTTGTTTTCTTTGTTCCCCAGTTCCGAATTGCAGTTTTCGCTGTTGGATGTTCTGAAGGCGTCCTTTGCGTTCTTTATCTGCAAAGTCGAAGTCGATTCGGTTCCTGTGAGCATCGATTACACCCTGCCTTTGGACTGCTCGGTCGGCACGAATCTTTTGTCTTTCCTCATCTGTAATGGGAGGCCTTCTTATTCGTGGTCTTTTTGCAACGACCGGGCCTCCAGCCACTCCTCCGACTCCAGCAATCGCAGCCGCCCCAAATGCACCGCCGGCGCCACCGCCGACTGCCGCTAATTGCATTTTAGCAGCTTGTAATTGAATCTGTGCCGCAGACATTTGAATCTGACCTGCACCCCGACGTGTAAAGATACGTTCGATCTCTTCCTGTGTCCTTTGGGCTGCCTGAAGGAATTTGAATGCAGAGTTCAGGTTTTGATTGGCAGCACTACGCTGGAATTCTAATTGCTGCCTTTGTTTCAATGCGGCGACTTGTTGTTCGGGTTTTCCAGCCGCACCAGCCGCTCTTGCTTCGCCCGTCAATTGTAATAATCTTCCACGAACGATGCCCCGTTCTCGTGACTTGCCAATTCTACCAAAGAATCTTTCTATGTTTTTGTCCTGTCCTCCACCAAGCCCACGAAATCTCGCAAATTGTTTCGCGCGGCCTTGCTGTTGTTCCGTCACTTTTGCTGCGAATCCCAACCTTGCCCCGAATATGCTGGCAGCAAAACCAGACTTGCTGGCTGCAAGTTGTCGATCGAGTCTTTCGGCATCTCTCGCCGCATCTCGTGTTGCTTTCTTTGTATCTTGTGCCGCTTTATTTTGCGTCTTTAACTGCTTTTTTAGGCTTTCTTCGGTCCTGAGGATTACACGAAGTTTATTTTCAAGTGCGACCGACTCATCCTCAAATTGTTTTTTTATTAGAACGCCAATCTGAAATTTTCTTTCTAAAGCACGCTTTTCTTCCGCCAAAGCCCTTTTCTTTTCTTGTTCTTCGAACTGAAGCAGTTGAATCTTTCCAGCCGACTTAGCCTCAAACCTAGCCTCTATTTTTGATAAACCGACTCGCTCACGAATGAATTTACCGCGACGTTCTTCCTCTTTCTCAATAGCGCGTTTCTCAGCCCTCAATTTTTTGAATGCCCTAAATAATGGAGCTACATTCTCCTGAAATTTCTCCTTCGCAATGTTTTGTAGATCAATGTCTCCCGCAGCAACAGCTATTCGCTGTTCTAAGAGAGATCGTTGTTCCCCAATTCGGCCTTTTACTCCAGTCAGTCTCTTTCGTACATCAAACTTCTTTCCGGCAAACCCCTTCAGTCCTGCGCGGGCTTCTCCTGTAAATAATCTCTCTATGCGCCTTGCCGATCCTTCTATTAGTCGAAAACCCCTCATTTCTCTGCTAAGGTTTTTGAATACATTCTGTACATTGCCAAGAGCTAATTCCAGTTTTGCCATCTCTTCTGATTCTGCCTCTGTGTCTACGCTAAGTTTTTTGAGTTCCTTTTGCAGATCTTTGATATTCTGAATTGCAGGTGCAAAGTTTTTATCTAATTTTTTTGGGTCGCCAAGCAAGTTTCCAAAGAATCCACGCTCGACGTCAACAAATTCCCCTTGACGACCGGCTTCAATAATGGCTTTATTACGCGCCTCTATCGCTTGTTTTAGCTGTGCCACATCTCTTTTTAGACCTGGCGTCACGGGCTTGAATTTTTCCCTTGCCCTTCTAGTTTCAACTTTAGTGCGAGCAGCTTCTAGCGTCGCCTCCTTATCGAATAACGATTCCAGTGCTGCCTGTCGAGATGATGCAGAGCCGCGACGAAACAACTGGGTTTTACGAATTTTTATCTCTCTCTGAATAGTTGTAATTTTTCCTCTGGCAGTCTCGATGTCTTCCCTTTTAAGAAATATCTTTGTGGCGCCTTCTCGTTCAGAAGCTTCGCGAATCTTTCTGAGTCTTGACAATCGCTCATTCACTAATTTTATGCTGTTCGCAGTTTCTTTAGCTGTCTTCGATGCCTTCGACATACTAAATGCCATAGTTCCAAAAGAGGCGGCGGCTAATCCAACCAATGCTATAATTCCACCTTTCCCTCCGAACTGTGCTGCCAGAAAAGCGATATTGTTTGATGCCCCTCGAAATCCTGCAAAGGAAAAGTCCTCAATAGCTTGCTGAACCTGAAATATGCTTTGTGTTGCCTTGCTGCTACGCTTGGACAATATATTCTGTTCTCTTTGTCTTTCTGCTCGCTGTGCAGGAGTTAAGCCAGTGCCACCAACGCCGCCAACGCCAACACCGCCTCCCCCAGCACCTCTTCTAGTACCAAGAGCAGACGCTAGATGAGCGCGAGCCGCAGATTTTCTTCTCGCTTCGACAATTTGTATCTGTTTTATTTCAGCTCGCCTGCGCTTATTTAAGGAGGTCTTCTCAAGACGTTCAATCTCATTGAACATCGACCGTGACGAAGCAATGCGATTGCCTCTCAATTTTTGATTCGCTCTGTTTTCCTCGGAAACCCTCTTTTCAAGTGCCTTTTTTTCGAGCTGGCGTATTTTATTGATCGTACTTTTTGCGGCTGTAAATCGCTTTTTGACACTACTGATTAAGTTTCTGTCAGCTTTAGCCGCGTCCCGCTTATCCTGACCAAAGATCGTGACGCCCTTGGATATTTCCTTTAATCGTTTCAGTGCCTTTTCGCTGATTTCGATGCGAGTTTTAAGTGGCTTTTGGACTATTTTCTCAACATCTTTACGGAACTTCTCCGCCTGCTTTTTGGCCTCAGCAGTAGAGATGGTCAGTTTGGCCTTGAGTTCGCCCATCACATATTCTCATAAAAATTGGTTTGTGTCTCACTTGCTGTTGACAAATTGTTTTGAACCTGTTATGATAGACTTTACTTACCCAATCTTTGGTAGTGATGTCATTTCAGGCCGCCCAAAAAATAAAATAAATAAAGATTTCTTGGGTGTCGATTGTAGCGTCTGTGTAATTGCTGCCAAGGTCAAATTTGATAGCACCCCCCATGAATATATTTTCGCTTTTTGCGGTGATTTCGTCTGGCCAACGACGGTATCGAGTGTCAGTCTCCAAATTCGGATCGATAAAGCGACCGCGCGCATCCGAAATCCCCGATCACTCCGCTGGCTTGCGAGAATGGGCCAGTACAACTGGTACGCGGTCAATCGGGCGGGAACCCTTCCACGGTCACTGCCGAGCCTTCACGCCACAAATATGGGGCGTTTTTGGACACCGGCCACCATTCCCGCTATCTATGATTCCGCTGACTTCCGGTTCTCGAACTTTAGTCAAAACCGGCGTTTGCCAAATTTTTCGCCAGTTAGGAAATCATAGATAGCGTTTTTTATCGTTCCAAGTGGAAATTTTGCCATTTTTAAGGCTCCGTAAAAAGTGAAAACAATGGCCGAGTATGGTCTATTAAAATCATTTGATATCGATAGTGGTGAACTGAATGGGGCATCTCCGCAGCAGTGTTTTGTCTTGGGATATGAACTTTGTCAGATTGATCATATTTTGAGGTGTGATCTGCCAATTAGTCAACCAGTTCATGCAGAAAATCGAACAAGAATTATCCAAAGTTGCGAGGATTCAGGACGATACTATCGATTGACATGGATGACAGGAGATTTGTCAGAATCGTGGTTACTTTTAGAATGCGATTAAACTTTCACTCCACCCAATCAAGGATGGTTTCGGATACCGGCCACCATACCCGCTACCTACACAGCACTGTTGACTTGCGGAGCGTTTGTCGCTGATTACAGCCAGCCTAGCGGTTCTGTTCAACCGCTGCTCCGTCGTGTACCAAAAAACCGAACAGACACACTGTTCGGTTGCGCCAACGGGATACGTAGGTAGCGTTTTTTATTTCGTTAAGAACATCATAACAAAATTCAACAGTTCTAACTTGCTGAGTCTTTCAGGGAATAGCTGGAGTGCATCACCAAATAAACTTATACCATTGAAATGGGCCGGTCGATTGCAATAATATGAGATTGGCCGCCCGATTGCCAAAGTGCGAAGAAAGTAGGTTTTACGACCAACTTTCGATAGAAGCCATTGGGGGCGGCCTTCTTGTCTAAATGACGGCAAATTTTTACATTTGCTGTTTGAATTATATCGTAGGATCAATATAATTGCTGTTGACATTTTTGGTATGTTCATCGCCCAATTGCAGAAGTGCGAAGGCTGAGACTATCCTGGCCAATTGGTTTAGTCATTGATGGCGGAAAGATGCCAGCTCCCTTGCCTATTTAGGGAGCATCGTTGGCATGTTTCTTTGCGCTCAATGACGGGCTTTCGCACGCCTTGCAATTGCGTAGAGCAGTTTGCGGCGGTGCTCCCGTTTTTATTGCGCAAGGAGAATATCGATGGCTGTGCAAACGATGAAAAGAGAAAACTATCGATTTGAAGCAAGGGACTTGGCCGGAAAACTGCGGCAGGGCAATATCGAAGCCTCATCGAGAGAGAAAGCTATCGAAAAACTTAATAAAGCCAACCTTTCGTACGTCGAGCTTACCTTTTTGCCCTATGGTGTAGCAGGAGAAGATGAAATCGAGAAAGCAAGCGATCCGGTCAAAATTAAGCCGTATGCCAAGATTAGACTCCTGTCGGAAACTTTGAAAGAATATCAATCGCCCTATTATTATTTGGCCTATATCCATAACATCTGTCTGGTATTTGCATGGTTTTTGATTGTTGTTTCGGTAATTTTTGTGTTGATTGGGATTGGTGTCGCCATTACACATACAGAATCGAGTCAATATGCTTCTGGGCTAGTGCATGACGAGCCAAAATCCTCAAATGCCGTGCTCTATTTTGCTATTGCTGCTGGTCTTCTTCTCTGGAGCTTCCTGCTTCATGTTGTCACAGCTTTTTTCAGAGGATTTGCAAGCCTCTGCGCCTCAACCAACCTTTCGGCTGATTTATTGATCGCAGCGATTCATCGGCTTGACGATATCGAGGGCAGGATTTTGGAATTCGACGATAGGAGGTAAGTCCGCTGCGGCTAAGGCGATTAAGGCTGGGAAGTAGGCATTCAGGTTTTGATGATTACTGATAATCGATCACAAAGCTGATTTGAGCAATCTTGGATGATTTTGCCGCCTCGTTAATTGCTTTTTCCAGGCATCGAAACGGATTCTCGTGACTATCGTAAAAGATCGCACCACACTTGAGACATTTGCCGTCAGTGAATTGCAGCCCCAACTTTGAAGTGTTCACCTCGACTATCGTGTCACATTTCAGGCAACGAACTCTGGCTGTATGCAAGTCCGACAAATTGATTTCTAGCTTGTTGTGAACCATGATAATTTCTCGACTGGTATCCTACCCGCTCCGACTACGGTGCTGGCAAAATGAACTCGATTTGACCATCGCGGGAAGGCTTGCGAAGAATTTTGAACAAGTCGGAGAACTTGGAAAACAACTCCTCATCCCCTTCGAGATTTGCCCCGCACGAAGGGCACTTGCATCCAGCTAAGACATCGCCCAATTCCGCTGTTTGTGTTTCGAGAGCTACCTTTTTGCAGCTAGTGCAGAAAATTCTAATGTGATCTAGCTCATTTATTTTTATAACTTGTATGTGTTGAACCATTATTCCATTCCAACTTTTCTGCAAAGTTTCGACCATTTCCGTGATCCATCCTGCCAAAGTTCCGATACATGCTGTGTGGTTATTTCCAACCATCTAGGATCGAATGCGATTTCTAGTAAAGTCCCGTCATGGCTGGAACCACGACGGGAGACTAACACCTGGCAGGATACGCCAGATGGAGCCTTGAAATTCATTCTAGCGTGTTTTGCCTCAATAGTTAAGGGCAAATCATGTCAAATCACATTAGCGAAGAAAGACGCCATCAGATCGTCAGCCTCCTGGTCGAAGGAAATTCCTGTCGCAGCATTCAGCGTCTCACAGGTTCGCAACTGCGGACAATCCTCAGACAACTGGTAATTGTCGGGAATGGATGTCAGCGATTGCTCCACCAGAAAATGAGAAACCTCAAGCTGCGTCACGTTCAAGCCGACGAGATTTGGACGTTCTGCAAAAAGAAGCAAGGGAAACTGACACCAGCCGAAAGGAAGATTTCGATAATCGGCGATCAGTATCTATTCGTCGCTTTTGATACGGACACGAAATTGGTCATTGCCTATGCTCTGGGAAAGCGAACAAAAGAAACAACGGATAAGTTTCTGACCGATCTTCACCGACGAATGATCCGGCCTCCACTCGGATTTCTCGGCGACAAACCGCAACTCTCGACCGATGCGTTTCATGCCTATGAGGATTCTGTCGATACAATTTTTGCGGACACTGTGAACTATGGCCAAATCGTCAAAATTTATGCACATTCACAATGGGGGCGATATGCCCCTCCTGGCATTTCGGAGACCAATCGAAAAAATGTACAAGGCATTGAAGACTTAGAGTCGATATGCACGAGCCATGTCGAGCGAAACAACTTAACAATCCGCACATTCATCAGGCGGTTCACACGACTCTCTCTCGGCTTCTCCAAGAAGATCGACAACCTTTGGGCATCGATCAGCCTGCATTTCGCTCACTACAATTTCTGCCGCATTCACAGCACGCTGAAGACGACACCAGCGGTCGCATCTGGAGTGACAGAAAAGCCGTGGACTCTGGAAGAATTGCTCGATACGATTCAAAAACAATAGCAACAATCATGCCAATTCAAAAAGCGATTCCAAAAGACATCACTATCTAAACTAGGTAAAGAGACCCACCCCCATAAAGCATAAAAGAGGGCGGGTCGGGGGAAAATCATATCTGAAGAATCTTAGGTTTAGTCTCGAAGTTGACTCCGTCGAAACTGATCGTATTGGCATCGTCGCCTTCTGCCACAGAACAATTGGTCTTGTAGACTTTGCCGAACGTGATCTGTTCGTCGGTCGAAACACCGGCAGCCGGATCGGATACAACAAAGGCGTGTTGCAGAGTGAATTTTTCGCCAGTTCCGCTCGTCGATGTGTAAAACGATTCGTTGTTGTTGATAATTTCGTAGAGTGCGGTTGGGTCTGACGAACCGGTCACGGATTCACCGATAAGGAACGTCCATTTAGCCGAATAGCTCAACGAACCGGCCAATTGGTCTCCAGGTCTGAGATGATCGAGAATTCCACGATCCTTAATTTCAATCGTGTCCTCTTCGGGAACCTCCCAGCTCAAGTCCCCGTTATCGAGGGTCAGGATTAAGGTCTTGCCAGCTCCGTCGCCAATACTGATTTGGCCGTCACGAAGGTTACGGGTTAATGTTCCAACAGCCATGGTTTTCTCCTAAATAGATTGTGCGTAGGCTGGAATGTTCCAACGTAAAACGCGGATGTTAGTTCGCAAAGATTCATTCATATCACGGGTGCCGTTGATTCGTTTTGGTTCGTAGATGCGAAGTCGCCCAGTCTCAGGATCGCCAACTGTTGCAAAGTCTTTAATCGATAATTCCTTGTGTCTGAATTGAAGGGATAAGTCTTTGCTCAATGACAAGTATCTGTATTGGCTGGTTGAGTTTTTCACATACAAGTCCAGTCGGATCATCAAGTTCCACTGATCCACCTGTCCAATTCTGTTGACCTTACGTTTGAAGCTGGATACATCGATCTCAGCCCATTCAGACAAGGCGTCTGTATCCAAGTCTTCGCCTGGGAAAATTGTAGTTAGGCTTGGAAACTCATCGGCCATGTGAGTTGCGATTGTTCCGATCATCTGTTTAAGAGTGATAGCCATTATGAAAAACTCAACCCCAGTCGTTTTTTGTTTCGTTTGACGGCAGCAAATCCCTTTTCTATCGAATTAGTGCCAGGTAATTGTCTGCTCAATGCCATTCTTTCCACGCCCGAGGAATCGACCCAACGCAACATTCCAGTTCCGCTACTGCCACGTTCCGACAACAACGCGCCTGGAAATACTCTTTGCCGTTTTCTTCCACCCGGCGCGATCGGAGTTAATGTCCCGCCAAACTCCATCTCATCCGCAAAAGGCAAAGCGTTCTGAAATGTAACCGTACTCGATGTCAAGGTTCCCGTAATATCGCTTTCCCCAAAGAAGTCCGCATCCCATGCCCCGTCATCGCGCGGTGCGGCATTCGACAGATTGGATGCACCTACAAAATCGAGCGACCTCGCATTGATACCGTTGATGTCAAATAACTCGACAACCTTTTCGATTCCCCCAATCCAAGTCGCCTGCATTCGACCAGGCACTTCTTTCGGAGTCGAGTCCAAAATTTCATCCATCATAATTGCCGACGCGCGTGCGAGTGCCACAAGCCTTTCTTCGGCCAACCATTGATCGACAGATTTCTGGAACGATTCGGCCATCTAAACTTTCCTTCCGACCATGATGTAGACGTTATTATCGGACGAGACCATGAATGACATAAGGTCGTATGTATTACTCCCGCTAATAACTTTTGAAGTAAGAGTTGGCGGAACTTCGGGCAAATCCGATGTCCTAATTCGTATGACAATGTCGTCTGGAAGTATTGCACCGCCAGACTTGTTAATCATGCTTTCGGTTACAGGGCCAATCAATACCCCAGGATCGTCGTCGGAATCGGCTCCTATCGTCGTATCCGTATTTGTAGGCGTATCGACTCCAGTACCTCGATCTGTCGAATGCGACACTTCCCGATACGTTACAGATTCACCAAAGAATCGAAACGCAGGGTCTCGCATTAACTTTCTTGAGGCTTGGGTTAATTGCGCCATTATTATTTCTTCTTCTTACGCTTTTTCTTTTTACGTTTTGGTTTAATCAATCCGCCATGTTTAGCCATGTCAACTCCTATAAATCAGGGTCATCGTACAATGAAGTACCTTCAAAGGGTAAATCCCTCAACGCATCCTCGTATGTTTTCTTCGCACTTAACAAAGCCGCCAGAAGCGGTGCCGTATCTTTTTTATGACCGCCCGCACCGAATTCTGCAAAATGGACTGACTCGAAGCGATTTGCGGCGATATTGTAGATTGCCAGATTGATCTTTTCGATAATCGCATTCAGTTGAACTTCCGTAAGTTCGTCTGCGCTAATTCCTGCGAAACTCGTAATGTCTGCCATCAAATACCTCCAAACCCGATCTCATATTCCTCTGCCATTCTTATCTGACTGTAGGTCATCAGTCTGACTTTTTTTTCGTCGTCCAAATCCCAGAACTTATCTTCGTCTTCAAAGGAAAGGCCAAACCTTTCTAGGATTCTGTAACAGTGGTAGACTTCGGTGTGAACTCTTCGTTGTCCGATGCTGTTTTCGAGAATGCTTCCCCCGCCCTTTCCTGATGAGAAGGGGTCTGACAAAAAACCGCTGCCAGATCGTCGGAATCGACAATCAATGTCAACTCTTCAGAACGATTCAGAATGTGGGCAACTTCCTCTTCGGTGAATTCAAAGGCTTCGATTTCTTTCAGCAGACCTGAAGCGATCTCGTCATTTTCTTCTTTAGTCTTTTTCGAGACTGGACGATTCTCATCAAACTCTACATTCACGTCGTTGCGAAGTGCATCCCTCACCCGTAAGGCGTCTATCCTTCTGTTGTATTTTATGGCCGCCTTCCTGTAGTCGGCATCGTCTTCGTCATCGACGATCTTTGGTTCCCTTGTCAGAGGATCGACGACAATCTTTCCGCCAGCATCTTTCAGAGGAATCTTTGGGATTACAGGTCTGTCGAAGCAACTGTCGATGGTGTGATAGAAGCCAATTCTTAGCGGCGAGACGACCAGTTCCAACTTTTGATATGTCGTCAATTCATTGGACTCACTGTCTACATTGTTTGAGTCAGCCCGATAAATCGTAATCAGCGACTTACTGACCGTCAGCTTTTCTGTACCGTTGACTTTCATGTTTCCCCCATGTTAAGAAAAAACGCCCCAGCCGAAATGACTGAGGCGGGCTGGTTAAGTATGAGTAGTGTACAATATATCAATTCCCATCGATTTTCGTAAACCAAATACTGTCGGTGGCACTGATGCCGCCGTAGTATCGAACCTTGACCCTGAAGACTGTATCCCGCTCGAATGCCGATTCGCTGTCCGCATTTTGAACGAAGGTCTGAACCGGCAAAATCTCAGTCCAGATGAATTGTCGATTCGGTTGACCGTAGTACCAGTCGTTGACGTTCTCACCGCCTTCAGCATCAATAAAGGGTGAACTTAAAACGGCATTGATCAAATCAGGAGTTGGGAACATCGACCTGTTGGTTCCGGCATTGGCCTGATTATCGACGACCTGGGAAGTCGTGCTGCGTTGGACGTTGTTGCCTGTTGCTCTCAAGGCTTCAGGGACCAAAAGAAGGTTATTGCCATTCAGGCCGGCAATAGGTAATTGTGTCCCGTCAATCCTATCGTCTTTTGGAGCGACGGCTCGATATTCTCTTGCCGTATCGACATCCGTGAAATCGACCAAGGGCACAGCCGCATTGAAAGTGGCATCAGTCGTGTTGCCGACTCCGATGAAGTTTTTGTTCGTGCCAACGGTATCGTAAAGAACTTCTCCCGTTCCAGACGGCCTGAAGACGGGATCGGTAGCCGAATCCGCATCGATCACACCGCGAACGATCACTCTCTCCCGTTCCTGACGAGTCCAGAAACCAAGAGTTCTCGCCCGACGTGCCACTTCACCCGTCTGATCAAAGATAAACAATTCTTCGTTCAGCGAAAGAATACGACCCTTTTTTGTCTCTTTCGTGGTGACGAATTTCTCTTCAAATCCGCTTTCTTCGTAAGGGAAGCCTTCCTGAACTTCGGTCGGCCCAGCCAGGCTGGTAGTTCCGGTAATCTTCTGATTTCTTAGGGTTTGACCCGGAAGAAGCTCGACCAGAAAATCGCCGATGTATCCTTCCTCTTTGTCATAACCTTCGATCACGGAACTATGAATCAGATCGCTCGTCATTTTTTTGAAGAGCGTTGTATTCACGCCTGGATTTGCTTCAGAGAACAAAGACTCGGACATCACATGACCGGAAATCCCGTCAGCTTCCAATCCCATACTTCTTCGGAAAGACCCAGACCTATCTCTGGAATCCATCACACCCAATTCGAGTGCAAGATTGTGGAGTGAAAAGTTCTCCAAGTGGAGGCCTTCACCGCCCTCGTCTTTTGGCGTGATGAGATGATCGATATACCCGATCACTTTTCTGGCACCTTCGCCCTTATTTTTCGACTCCCGAAACAGGTTGCCAACCACTTCGGAATTAACTGTTCGATGACGCATATTAGCTCCTTATTAACCGACTTGGTTGTTGGCGTTGTTGTTCGCAAGGGCGAGTGCCGATGCAAATTGCATTCTGAGTTTTGTAACAGCCGCCGCAGCAAATTCTGTGCAACGAGCGATTGACGATGTTGCAATAGCCGATTCCAACACCTGATTTAACAGCGTGTCGTCTGGATCGGTACCTTCGTCTGGGCCGAACGGGTCGCCGACTTGAGGCGTGACCGATGCCACGGTGAATTCATAAATCGAGACCCCAGACACGTCGATTGTGATATCGTCGTCGTCTGTGATGGAAGATGCCTCGTAAGCGATTCCAGCAAACACTGCCGCAAATAAACCTTGCGTTGTTGCCAGATCGGTATCGTGATCGAACGTGTTGGCGGGACGGACGCGATTGTTCGTATTGTCGAACCACATCATGTCGCCTGTTTCGATCAGATCGGTCGAAAGGACGTCGAATTTCCGAAGATCCATCTGACCGGAACGGAAGTTTTGGGCGTTCGCCATATCTTCTCCTTAAACGTAAATGTTGTTGTTTTTTGCGAATTCTTTGGGATCGAACGCCTTGGATGTCGATTGCCGTTCGGTGATAAACGGCCCAGAAGAAACCTTTTCCATAATCGCCTTGCGGTCTTCGATCAACAAAGCTCGTTCTTCGGGAGTCTCTTTTTCCTGAAGCTGCTTCATAAATGTTTCTGTCAGGAGGGTTTCGTCTGTCAGTTCCGCCTTTTCCAGTTCTTCCTGAATGGTTTTCGCGCGTTCGGACAGGGTTGCCTGTACCTCGAATTCGTCGAGTTTGACCTGAGTTTCTTTGAGCGTCTCTTCCAGTTTGGTATGAGACTCTTTCAAAGTGTCAAACTCTTCCGACTTATCGTTGAGTTTGACGGCCATCTCTTTGATTTCGTTTTGATGAGATTGGCTTGCCGTTTCGATTTTGGTTTGCAGGTCTTTGTTCTGTTCCTGAAGAACTTCGACTGCTTTGTCGGACATATCGGACATATCAGTTTCCTGTTCTGAAAAGTTCGTTGTGGTTGCCCCGCCGGTGACGACGTCAACCGACAATACTTCCTGAATGGATTCGACGATGGTTCTGCTTCTGTTTCGTTTCCCCGAGATCACCTGAGACATACAGACGTTGGGAGGATGGACTCTGGCAAGCTCCATGAAGAATCGTCCAGAATCCGTATCCAGAACCGAAATATCTCCCATCATTCTTTTGTTAATGTTGTTCCATCGTGGATTTTGGACATGACCGACCAGATCGCGAACACTTCTTTCTCTTAGCTTGCTCATCTGGTGATCGATGAAGACAGATGCACCCTCGTAAAGATTGATGGCGTTTTCGTAAGCCTTCTCCGCATATTCGTAGCCGTTCTTAGACTTGATTCCAGAAAGAGCGACATTACGAACAAACTTTGGCTTATCTTCTTCAGATTCGACAACTGCCTCAGACAGAATATCGGTGACCGTGTCCTCTAATCTCATAAGCGAGAGATTACATACAGCAATCAGAGCGTCAATCCTGATGATTTACGAATACCAGTGACTTGTATTTAGAGTGTGACTGTTTCGGGGCTATCTGTAGCACTTATCACACCAACATCTTCCCCTGCCACAAACCGAACCAGCTTTCTAACAACGTCATCGACAGCGTTTTGATCTCTCAGGCACAGAGTATAAAATAGGAATGTTCCTACCTTTTCAGGTATAGGTCGGATCTCTTTGTAAATCCCAGTTGGCGTCTTTACATTTAGGTTGATGGCCTGATTCATCCGATCCATATGATTCGGATACTTTTGGACTAGATGATCGAGGCATTTCCCTAATCCTTGAGCCAGTTCAAATCTTTTCTGAATCGGCTGCTCCAACACGGCAATGGAAGTGATGGCTTGCTCGATGTCCAAACACAACATAGCCCATTTTTTGACTCGCTTTGCCTCTCTGATGGATCGTGCGGGATCGATGATGTGGTATTTGACAATTGCGATTTCAGACAAGATTCTCGTTCCTTTTAATGCTGACCGGAATGCGATTGCGAACTGTGACGAAATTCCCTAGCTTAAATTTACCAGATCGCCACAACTTAGCTTTTTGATCGCCTAATACCCTGTCTTGAACCGAAACCGATTGGCCTTTCAGCCAAGACGGGAATGTTTGAATCTGAGCGCGTCCGCCTAACAGTTTCGATCCTACCCTGACTGGAATCGCCGTGCAACGACAATCCAAATGTAAAGGTATTGGAGGAATGGTCGATTCCCCGTTTTTCAGGCGGAAGATTTTTCCGTCAAGTCCGGCACATCGAATACACGTTCTGGCGTCGAGGATCGCCGACCACATTTCTGCCGCAAAGAACTGCGAATTCTTTTCAACCGTCTTTGTGATAATGGAATTCTTAATCCGGTTGAGTTGAGTCCTGGCAAGCCTCTTTGTCGTGTCCACCGATGCCCTGATTTGCCTTGATACCAATGTGCTTCTGATTTCCTGACTGGCTGCTCTGCGAATCTTTGTGTCAGTATCCTCAAAAACATCTGGGTCTCCCGATAAGGTTAGTGCGATGGCCTGATTAAGCCTTTGTGCCAGAAAGAACCTTTGTCTGAGTTCATAAGTCGCCCATTGTTCCTGCATCGTCTGGTTGCCTATCAGTAATATCGAGAGAATAAAGATCGTCTCTCTGTCTGTTAAACCGACAACCTCTTCGTCCTCGACTTCAACGTCTTCGTCTGGAAACAGGAAATCGAACAGTCCTTCAAATTGTTCCAGCAAAGGCTTTTGGTTGATTAGATCGGTGTAGTTGTTTTTGGCATCGATCGACAGCGGCCTGTAGGATTCCAGAATGTCGTTTCCAAGCACATTCAATTCTCTGGCGTAAGCATTGGCCAGACTGTTCACATACGCGCGCGTGCTGACGGAGATTGCATCGTTGGCCAGTCCAACCAAGTCATTCGTAATGCGACGAAAAGCAATGTCGATATCTCTTTCATACAACTCTTCGGCTTCGGCAAACTCGATAGCGAACATTGTTGTGGCGTCGAACAGCTTTTTATCTCGTTCGTCCGGTTCGATCAGCTTTGCCACACTATCCCCCTCGTCTGGCTATCATCGTCGTGTCGTCGCCATCTGTCTGAGTGCCATCCTCGTCCTGATTCGTTCCCGTGTTATTGTCAGGCGACGTTGTTCCAGGCGTATTTGCAAATGACATTCCTATTCCTTCCGCCTGGGAATCCTGTATCTCTTCCCGCATCTTTTCGGGATCGAGTCCCTGTTGTCTGGAACCCTCCTGCGGACTCATTGTGTTATTCATCGTCGCCAGATTGATTCTCTGTCCTTCTTTCAGCATGTCTTTGGAGATAAGAGTCGGGAACCGGAAAGTCAGTTCGTATTTGTTAAAGAATTCCTCGATCGAATTTTGTCCTTCGATCTGATCCGTCTCAATCGCCACTCCAATTACCCATTCAAATACCGGAGTCAGGTTGGCTCGCTGATCGTCCTGTTCGCATTCCACCATGACATTGACTGGTGACTCTTGAACAAGACTGGCTGCAAAGTTTGCGTCTGACGTATCGACCGAAAGCATTGTTGCAGGCCAGCCAGTGGCCGCACCGACTTCCTGTGTCAACAATCCAAACAACGGAGAAGCATCGGAAAAGTTTGACTGAGGGTGCTGGAATGTGATATCGGTTCCTTCGTTGACGGTCAGGATTGTACCAGGCCGATACTTTTCTCGATTCCTCGTTCCTTCAGGAAACTTTGTTGTACTCGTTCGCGCATTGTCCATCTGTGCCTGAGCCTTGGACGGACTTCCCTTAACTTTTCTCACCAATACCAAAGATGCCTGTAACTTTCTGTGTTTGACTTCACTCCTAAGAAGCCCCTTACGTTCTCTGATATCCTCAATCACCGAAAAGAATCTGGTAGTACCTCTTCGTGTTGTGGAGTCGGCATTATCCTTAAAATAGAACATATCCTCGGCTGGAATCACGTCGATTGTTTTTCCATCTCTTGGATCAACCCTCCTATAAGAAATGATTTCCGTAATATCGTTCGGCTCGGTAATAATTCCTTGATCTTCGTCTTTGCCTTGTTCGTCTTCGATGTCTTCTGGATCGACAAACCCAATTTCTGGAGGCCACATAACCTCTTCAGGATTCTTCTTTTTCAGGTTGAAGACTTCGGCGTCTCTATAGTATCTGTCGGACACTTCTCCCAAAGTCCATCTTTTTCTGTTGGCTCTGAGAAAGTCACGGCTGGCAAACTCGACCGATCTCTTCGCCTTCAAATAATCGTCACTTGTCGCATCTTCAGGATCTCTCGGTTCAATACTGACGGTGAATTCTCTGCCGAAAATGTAGCACCTGTAAAGTTTAAGGGCACGCCTCACCATGCTTGCCCTCATAGCCAGATCCCTGATTTGACCCAACGCTTCCAAGCGGTCTGTTTTATCGACAACATCTTCGTCAAGCGTGGCTGGGTTCCAGTCCCTCTGGTCGGCATCTTCCACAACTGGAATGTTCAATGCTTCAATAATAACTTCGGAGTCCAACTTGTCGAACTCCTCTCGGGTCATTACGACCGTTTCAGTCTCTAATTCTTCGTGCATCAATTGGCCTCATGGAACGTGGCCGGTATCGATTCGGGGGCTGGCTTCAACGCAGCCTTTTCCTGCTTGAACAAAGTATAAGAGAATATCTCGGCTCGCTTGATTTTGTCCAGATCGAATTTCTTCCACATCCTTGTCCAAAGCTCTTTCGGCATGTCGGGCAGAGAATCTATCAAAATCCCTGTGATTGTTACCGCACGAATGAATTTGGATTGCCTTTCCGTCCATTCTTGAATGAACTTGCGGCAAATCCTTTCCGCCATGGAGTCTTTGCCGATATTTTTGATCGACATACCACGCCAACTGTTGGGAACGATCTTAAAGTGTTGCTTCCAGTCGTAATCGTGATCGATCTTGTTTCTTTGTTTTTCCGCTTCCCTTTCGGACTTGCGATGTGACTTTTCCTGATCCGTCAGCCTCACACTGGGAAATGCTTGAGAGAAATCTTTCTTGAACCGCTCAATGTCGAAAGAACAATACTTGTCCCTGATTCCTGACATCAAGTCTATGTAAAACGCTTTTCCGTACTCTTTGCCGTAGCTTTTCTGCTTAAACTTCAGATTGCGTAATGCTTCGACTGTTTCTCTCAATGCGGTTATGTCATCCGACTCGACTTGTTTTTTCTCAAGTATCTCGTCTTCGATAGATTGCCTGAGATCCTTGTTATCTAGGAATCTATTTCTTGTGTTTGTCGCGTTGTCTTCATGCGTCTTTAACATCCTTTCGGATTCGATGCGATCCCACATCGCCTCTGGGCCGGATAAGTCTGGCTTGAGACAATTGTATTCGTCTTTGGAAAACGGTGCGCTAATCATTATTTCCCCTAGTATCTGAAATTCCCTGATTCGTCTGGCGGCGTGACTCCCCATTCATCCAAGCCGCCATAGCTATCGACCAGCCAATACAATCCAGCACCCAACGAGTAGCATCTGTCGTCGTGGTGGTAGTTGTCCTGAATGTGGTCGAATCGCCATCTTTTGCCATTAGAATAGTTTACAACGACAAGGCTTGCAAGTTCGTTCTCCAGATCGTCCTTAACCGGCCCGTCGTCGATAATGTTTCCTTCTCGATCTCTGAGGACTCCGCAGTCTGGATACCACTTCACTTTTTGCTCGATGATAAAGTGCCTCAACACAATCGCCATCTTCCAATTGCCCACACCAGACGCAAATTCAAACGTCTCAACCCACAAGCCTTCATCTTCCAATTGCTGCATGGTTCCGAGTAATTGATATTGATCGAACACGAAGACGACTTGGCCATAATCCCCACCAAATTCTCTTTCCACGTTCATACACCAGTCTCTAACCCACTCGATTCGGGTTGTCACGCCTGTGACTTTTGGACATATCACATCCATTTTATCGACAATGACCGTTTCCCCTATCTGGTGCATAACGGTTCCAACAGTTCTGTCATGCTTGGGCGCGTAGTCGAGACTGGCGATATATTTCCATCCGTCTTGTTCACATTTTATTCTCGGTTTCAGCTTGTCGTCGCAACAAGCCTGCGTTTCGGCAAGTGTGACGTAGGTTCCGCCTGTTTCCTGCCATTCGTTTTCCCAAAGCCTGGCGTATTCGCCTCTCGGTAGCAAAGCCTTTTGTTCGTCCAGCATACTTTGCGACATCCACGAAGCAATCGTTCCTTTCGGTGACGAGTGGTACCAAAGTGGAGACGAAATGGCGAATTGTTTGGCTTGCCACTTCCAGTCGTAGCCGAATCCCGCATTGCAGCCGACAATGATCATTCCACGCTTTTCTCTCTTGGCAAACGAGGAAATAATCGAATGCCAGAACTCGTCTTTCTCCCAATGCGTCAGTTCGTCTGCAAATACGAAGTCTGGAGTAATCCCCCACGAACTCGCTACGTCCGAACTGATAATCGTTAGTTTGGCACCAGTGTTTTTGTTGATGACGGTATTTCTTTGGTAGTCCAGAATCTGGAACAGCCATTGGTTGGTTCGGGCTATCTTTTCCATTTGCTCTCTGACGAGTTTAGCCTGATCCCTGTCGCCTGAAGCCGAAATGCCGTCGAGCGGTCGATTTGTTGTGAGAAGCAGCCATGTCAGATCGATTGCACAATCTGTCGTCTTGGAATGGCCTCTTGCCCTTTGTCTCCAGAATCTCTGATATGGGGGTGGTTTGTTTGTGTGACCAGCCACATATTTCAGACACGGATCGATGGCGTCGAAATCTTTCTTCTGCCAATCGTCCATGTGGTCGCCGAGAAGCAATGGGTTAATGCCATCCGTATCGATCACAAGGTTATTGCGGAAGAATGACGGTTCTGAGACGGTCTTTTCCCAGAACTCGCTTTCAGTCAGTTTTGGTAACGAGGTTTGCGGCATCTTGCGACACTTCAATGACCGTTTCTTGTGGGTGGTTCTTCTCTTCAATCCGAGCCAATGCGTTTGTTACGGCAACTCGGGCTGGCTGGGATTCTGGAGGAGGATTATTTTGGATATTCAGAATGATCCTTTCCTTGACGTGATGATTGGCACCGATCAGATTACCCAAATCCCGAAGAATCGACAATTGCATGTTCATTTTCTGGGTCGGGCTTTCGATCTCGTCAGCCGTCTTGAGCATTTCGTGATATCTTTGCTCGATGAAGCCGATCTTGCTATCGACTTCGTTGAATTTCTCACCCTTCTCGCCAAGTTTATCCAGTGCTTTTGAGAACGTGTTTCGAGCGCATGTCTCCGAACAATCAAACTCTTTTATGATCTGCTTCTGAATGTGCAGTCTGGGCAAACCGTCGCAAATCCGTTCGACGGCGTATTCAATCTGTTCGTCTTTGTCGTCTCTAGTCATAAGTATTTCTAAAATAATAGCCAACTGGGAGAACGAAGCCCAGTCGGCTTTTCACAAATGGCACCAGCGATAGTGCCATGATAAACGGTGACAGGATTATTTTAGCGTAAGATCGATTTCAGGTCAATACCAGCCACAGGCTTCACCTACCTGTTATGAGGGGCTAATCTGCATTACCAAACAGTTACGTCCAGAAGCCCCAAGTTCTGCCCATTCGATGGCAGACACTAAGGCTGGTTGGATTCTTCGTATTCTCTGGTTGCACTGATTAACTTTGAACACAAGCCTTTAGCGGTAGCCTTCGTCATTGTTGTTGCTAATTCATGCAATTTAACTTCGTAGGGATCGCTCGGGTTTGGTTTTGGTGCACAAGCCACAAAGCCCTCAACAGTCGTCTTGATGAATTGAAGCACGTCATCGATATTTACATATGTCTCACATTCGATTGTTGTGACTCGTATTGTTGGTCTTTCTGTCATTTAGGCTTGACCCCTTTGTTTAATTTCTTTTGATCTACAGTCCCTCGGATTCATATAGCCTCGCCATTTCGGATATCTTCTTGCTTAACAGTAATTTTTGTTTTTCTGCCTCATCTTTATTTTCGGGCTTCCAGATTTCTGCATTTTCTTCAATAAGCGGTTCAAACAATTGTTCCATTTCTTCTGTTAGCACTTTCATTTTGTCATTAAATTCAGCCATCCCGCTCTCTATGCTTTCAGATTGATTCCAATCTCTATCCTTACTTCTGATGTACCGAATGAATTTTTCCCCAGCCCACATCAACACGCCAAGCCCCGCAAGAGGAATCGACCATTTGATAATAAAATCTCCAATTACATCTGCCAATATCATTTCTCTCTTCCTTTCCAGACTTAAAAGACCCCCTTGCGACTGGGCAAAATGTCGCGGGAACAGGTTGATTCCGATCCCTTACCGATTTTAAGTCAGTACCCTCACGGGCTAGCAATGTTAATTCACCGCCGCGACAATTCAATCTTAACAAATCACCCAGCCCTCGTCAACAGCACTTGTATTCTTTCGTCTGGATTGTTACAATGTTTCCCGACGACAACTTTTTGGGAAAGGATGCCAGTAATGAAAGAAAAGGTGATTCTCAAACAAATCAACTTTCAAGTTTCGATTGACGACTGGAAGTTGATCCGAAATGAAGCGGCCAGACGGAAGATTCCTGTCACAAACTTATGTCGGGAATTGATCGAGCCTCTTCTCGATAAGCTCAAGAAACAGCAAGCCGACCGATGAAACTCAAACCCCGTCATAAAATTTTTATCGCTACTGCCGTCTGGGCATTATCGATGATCGTTGTTCAATGGATGTTTGGTAATTAGGAGAGATTGATGACCGACAAGAAGTTGATTTTTGTAGAATGGCATGACGCTTTCGGTGTTAGTTCAGACTGGCAAGAAATCACCGATGTCGTGAAAGAAACCAAACCTCTTTTGGTCAGGTCAGTCGGCTGGGAGATTCACCGAGATGATTCGTGTCTTGTGATTGTTCCGCATCTATCGGATGTCGGCCATGATCGCACTAATCAGCAGGGATGTGGCGACATGACAATTCCGGTCGCGTGTATCGTTCGCGAACAAGAAATTAAACTCAAAAAGGCCAGCCAATGACCATTGAACCGACAAAAGGTTATTTCACAATAGAGTCTTGGCATTTCCACTGGAAGTTCTGGATGCGGAAAGAATGTAATGGCGGGCCTGTCTATTTCGGCTGGTGGGCTGAAATCAGCGATGACTCTGGTGCGATGTCGCCAGATCAAGTCGCAGTCAAACAATCTATGGGAATTATTAGATAGGAGTTATCCAATGACACGAGATCACACAGCACCACAGATGCTTCACGGCCAAGGCAGGGTTCATTGCACTTGCGGCTGGTTTCATCTTTGCGGAACCGTTGAAATCGGAGAAAAACTCTGGAAACTACACACGTCCGATAATCCGCCTCCTGATATTGGACGTTGCACGAAAAGGAAGAAATTATGACACAACAACACTCACCTGAACCGTGGAGCGACCATTACGACCTCGGTGATATTATTGATTCTGGTGGTCATTACATAAACAAAGCCTGCAAAGACCCTTTAGACACTCAACGCATCATCGCCTGCATCAACGCCTGCCAAGGTATCTCTAATGAGGAGTTGGAGGCTGGGGTGATTGCCAATAAATCGATCGATTGGAGTAAAATGCCCCCGCCGGAATGCCTAAGAAACATTGCCGGCTTTCTTGACCGAGTTGATGAATTCATTATGAAAGACGACGACGAAGTACAAAGGGATTTACGGCAGTGGGCAGATTATCTTGAAGAGTTGGCGCCATTCTAGCCTCAAGGGGGATAACATGAACCAGACAGAAATGCTGAAGAGACTGGAATGGTCGGGAATACTTCAGGAGGCTTTCATTCATAGCGCAACACCATGTTGTCCTGAATGTCGCCGCATTCCAGATCAAGGCCACACCGAGACTTGCGAATTGAACCGTTTAATCAACCAGCCTCAGGTAGATTGCCCGATAGTTGCTGGCGTTTCATTTCAACACGAAGGGCCGAAGGAAACTTATATTCTCGGCAGCTTCTACGACAACGAAGGGAACTCTCTCATTTTTAGTGACGTTGGAGACTGGGAAGATCGAGGAGACGGCAATTTGTTCTTCAGATTCAACCCTTCTGTTTTCACGAAGGAAAAGCCATGAACGAAATCCAGTTAGGCCAAATTATCGAAGACGAACAAACCCGCGATGCCATTCATATCGCCATTGCTCCTGTTATGGCAATCGCAAAACTTTACCCCGGACAGGACGTTGGGTTCATTAAAGGAAGACCCTACACTGTTGGTATTTCTGAGAACCCAATTGGAATTGTCGATCCATTTCTCAAAGGCCCAGTTTTTGAGGATCAGTCGTTCTGGATGTTTCTCTATCCGAATACGATTGCGGACATGAGATACCATTGGTCGCATCCGGCATTTAGCGAAGCTGAACCTAAGCCGTCGAAAGAATCGGCTGAAGAATGGCTAAAACAATTTGCCAGCAAAACCGGCCTTTCTTATAGTCGCATGATGCAAATTGTGAAGGAATTCGTTGATTCCGGTGAAGTGTGGACAGAACAAGGAACCGAGAGAGCGCGTGATGCTTGGTACGCCCTAAAAGACAATAATATCTTCTGGCAGAACTTTGAGGCTGTCACATTAGGCACGAGAGTTGAATAAGGCAAAAGACGGCTTTCCGAACCGTATCAAGTAGTCACCTTGCAACCATCCCGTCAAACACCTAAACTCCATGAAACCGCCTTGGTTTTTATGCTCGTAAAATTGGGCGGTTTAGCCACTCCAGGCTTTTGTCAACGCAAAAACGGGGTGGCTTTTTTATTCACCCTTCTTTTTCAGAATCTCCAGCAATCTGTCCGTCGAGATATTCACAAGCGGCACTTTCTGGGCATCGAGCATGTCACCAAACTTGGGAAAAGCGAGCGATAATCGCACCATCCGATCCAGGCTGAATGGAGTCGTGTCGGCTGAGACATCTCCAGTCGTATACCCGAAAGGACTCCCCGTCAGATCGACCGAGAAAGGTAGATACAATCCCGACGTGGAATCTTTCACATAATCGTGCACAGGCTTAAGGGTAGAATCCATCACCGTTTCCCATAATGGATTCTCGATCCCGCCGACTGATAGCGTTTTACTCATTTCGTCCTCAACTTTCTATACGCCTCTCCAAACGCAATAAAAGCCAGCCTTGCTCGACGGCACGCAGCGGCGAACTTCTCGTTGCTCGCTTTTATGTTGATTCCCGAAATAGCGGGGTTTCGTAGTTTGTGTTTCATTTCCAGTCCTCAAGTGTGACAAATTCGTGGAAGCTACAGTCGTCGTTTGGGCAGTCAAGGCTTGGCGAAACATCTCCACTGCTTTCGTCGATTGCATGGCTCTCCGGACTGCCAGTGGTATCGATGAACGAGCTTTTCTTACAACCTGGGCAAGTGATGAAAACACCGCTGCCACTTGGGTCTTTCTGGTAGTTGTCCTTGGGTAATAAATACCGGCTCATTTTTATTCCTCCTCGGACTCTCACCCTGCCTCAATCCACATAACGGACACTTCTTCTCACAAGCAACAACAGATCGGTCGCAGCCGCACCAAGACTCCCATCGCTTCGGTGATCGCTTCAAATCCCTGTTTGTCATCCAGTCTTCTCGAATCTTAACAGGCATTTTGATGAACCTGAGACAAATACGACGGCTTGTGATTCAAATGAGATTCAGTCACGTCTCGGTCAGCCCAAACACAAAACCCCGACATGGTAATATAGGTATAGGCACTGACAGCCAATTTTCCAGAAATATGATGCCATTCAACCATCCTGATCGACTTCTCACCATACTCGTCAATCAACAAAACCCGCCTTCGAGAAATTCTTCCAACGAGCTTTGCCCGACCCTCATAAACATGCCCAATTTTGATTTCATTCTGTCGCATTATTTTCTCCCCCAACTACCTACAAAATCGACTCTGGTTCTGAGTATGGGACTCTTTCGATCTCTCGCAGCGTGAACCCTGAATGGCCTACGGAAGAACGGAACATTTCAAACTCCCTTTCTGTGAATGTGAACTTGACCCTGCCTTTCATGCACTCAAAAAGCGTAAATACAGATTTTTCGAAAGTCCACGTTTCGCTAGGCCAAACAGAAAATGAATAATCGAATTGTTCCATTTCTCACCCCCAACAACCATCATAACACAACAACAATCCCAGAACAATACCCCATTTCTGACCGAATACTTACCCACCTTCCCATGCTTAACACCCAGAACCACCCCACCAAAATACTCGACTACTCGGGTAGTAAGACCTAAGGTCAATGTTCCGTTATGGTTACAAAAACGGTCACTCGGTGCTGACCCCGTGAGGAATTGGCATTTTCCCGCAAAATTTTACCTTACCATTTGTTAAACTGCGTAATATAGTGAAAGACCCAGAAAGCCATTGGTATTGACAGATTCCGCTCAGCCGTGGCTCGCTGCGCAACATGGAAACACATTAAACCCAAAACCGATTTCTCATCACGCAACCCAGAACACGACTCACTCTCGTCCTAACTCGTTTGAAAACAGTGGGGTTAGGGCGATTTTGGACAATCCGGTTTGATTTAATTGGGTGAGGAGATAAGTGGGGACCCCCCGCTCGCCAGAGGTACCACTTCACATAGACAGATTTCAAAGCCACGCCCCCCTTTGGCTCTCATATAGCAGTCTTAAGCGTGTCCAATACCGTTCGGTTTTG